AATACTTTCGTATAATTGGTCCATTTTATCTACAACAAGGTCATCATCGAATTCTGTTAAATTGAAAACGCTTAAGAATTGATTTCTGTAAAGATTATCGGAAGTGGTACCTTCTTGGATAGAGGTGGAGGATAAGTCTACGTTATCATATGAGACGTTAATATTTATATTGTACATAATATATAATATAAATAATCTTTAAGTGAAAATAGTAATATGGTGATGTTAAAATTATTTGGCGAATATTCTATCTCTGCCTACTTCACGTGATGCGGTACCACCTCGTATCCAATTGCTATCCGCGCTTTCTTCGATAAGATTTTCTGGTTTTTGGATATTATGTTTCAAACTCGGGACCATTTCCATGTATTGGCAGTTAAAGCAACTTTCGGTTAAAATCTTTGCGTTTTTTTTATCCATGGAGTAACCTGAATAGAGTAATTTGGATTCGACATCTGGTTTGTGTTGTCCTTTTCCTAAATATGGAACGGAACGAAATGTTCTTTCTTGCAAACCAATTCTACATTTTGGATTGGTTTGGGTTGATAAAATTCTTAATTTACTATCAATATCAATATTACATCCATTAACATCGCAGCAGTTACCTACACCTCCATTATAAAATACATTTGGTTGATTTGTAGCAAATTCGATTGGTTTTTTCATACCGCAATGATGTGCGAAAAAATTAGTAGTAGTATAACTACCAAATACATTATTTTGCATATCTTCTTCGTTTTTAGTAACAAGGTCTGAACCTAATCGTGCCATATTATCAAATTTAAAACTATGCGTAGATGACATTAGTATAATAATTATATAGATAATATATTCATAATTATTAAATGCTACATTCAGTATTATATTCGTTTTTACAAAAACCTGTATCGCCATAACAAAATTCTCTAAATCCCTTTCTATCATTTGGAATCTGTGTATTTGGCATTGAATGAAAGTTTCGCATAGAACGGTCAAAACTAATATTATCCCCTAAATCAGCAAATAGTCGCTCATCACTAGCCGCATTATTAATTTCTTTCCTCACATCTTTGTTAAAGGCCGGGGCGGCGGGTTTTCTAGTAGGGTTATCATTTATTTCGTGGAGCATTACATTCATTAAAGGGTTTTCTTTAGTGGGTGTGGTATAATTATCTTTAACTTCTCTATAATTTATGTCGTGTTCTCCTGTGAATCCTTCTGTTTGCTTGGCATTTTGAGAAGTCCTGATTTTATAACTTTTATATATTATCGCCATCGTTACCAATACTACAAGTGAAGACACGAGTAATTTCGTTGAATGTGTAAAAAAATATCCTAAAATGGTAATAACAATTAATAATCGTGTTAGTGCGTTTAGTTTTTTTTCAAGGGAGTAAGTATTCAAAGGTATAAATTCTAGAATATGATCTTGTTTAAATAATATATCGAAATGGTCGAGCCAAAATTGTTCTTTAAGTTCGTGATAAGTCATTATATTATATATATACATATTGATATTTTTTACTTATTTGTTTTCGCATATCTAATTACTAAATAAAAGCTCCCGTATTACTCTTTCTCATTGTTTCTTTTTCTTTTTCCTTTTTTTTTTCTTTTTTTGTGAATTATTGATTGTTTCTATATCATTTACCAATTCATCTATCGAAGGTAATTCTGGATTTGATGCATTATTTTGTTTATTTATTACCCGAACCCTTGGTGTTTTTTGAAAATTATCACTAGTATTAGTATTAATGGTCGGGGCTCGTTTTTTGATTAAATCCGCCCGTCGTTTATCTAGTTTTTTTCGCATACGATCCTTCCTATTCACAGAATTCATTTTATTTTTAAACGCCCCACTATTAAATTTCGCATTTTTTGGCATACCTGGCATTCCTGACATCCCAAATTGACTAAATATGCTATTCATATCCATGTTTTTCATACCTGGCATCGTTTTCATTTTATTCATTAATTCGGATGCTTCTTCCATTAATTCTTTCTCATCTATTTCCCCTGATTTTAATTTTTTATCTATTTTATCACCTATATTTTTTACCATCGACATTAATTTTCCAGGATTTTTAAACATTTTATCAAAAATATCAGTCATCGATGCTGTATCATTTATATCTATATCCATTTCGGCGGCGGTTTCATCTGCTATCTCTTGTGCCAAACTACCTATCTTCCCACCCATCAAATTATTTATATGATTATGTAATTCATCCCCGTCTGGAAAATCTCCAAAATTAATATCAGATAAATCTTTAAAATTAAATCCACTATTTGATACATCATTTCCTGATACGTCTGTATTAAATATATTTTCCATATCTTTCAAGGCTTCATTGATCTTTGTTTTAAATTCGTCTTCGTTTATTGCTTCAAATAATTTTGCCGTGTCACCGAAACTGTTTTTATCTTTTACTTCGTTTATTATGATAAATAATAACATTTGTAAATATTTCCAAATTATTTGCCTTGTTTTATCACTTATATCTTCACTCCATAATTCGCTAAATTTTATATTCGGTAAAAAACAGGTATTTTTATCCGTATCAGTGAAAATATCTTCATTTTGGTACAATATATCAAAAAACATTTCAGGATAAATAACTAAACAATAATTATAAAGCTCCCTGACTTTTATCGAATAATCTTGATTATTTATATCATTTAATAATTCAAATTCACAATTATTTTTACATTCTGGGAATGTAGTTAATAAATCTTTGTAAAAATCTTTCATTACTTTCATAAATTCCGAGGCACTTTTTTCATTTAAATTTATATCATTTTGTTCAGCCATTATAGAACATATTGTTTTTAATTTTTATATTATACTTTTCATAATTACTATAATTTATTATTGTCTTCTATTTCGAAATATAAATCGCATAATTTATTTAAATTTTGGGCATAATGCAACGCTTTTAATTTATTAGTTTCAGAACTATTTTTTACACTTGACCGTATTTCAGTAATTATACTTATTATCTTCATAGAAATCGGATTTTTCACATCTAAATCATCATTATAATCTTTATTTTCAAAAAAACTAAAATCATTGGTCTTAATCTCTTCTTTGTATTTATGGTATATGTTTACATGCCATTGATCTATTATTTTTCTAGGATTTACCGATTTTAATGTTTCGATGAACTTGTAACAAGTTTTTAGATTATAATTTTCGGGAAATAAATTCATTATCTCACGACACATTTCTAATAAATGATTATTGAATGCGGTTAATATCCCTTTTTTATCCATAATATTATATATTTAATATTATCTTTAAATATTAAAATATTAATTATATGTTTTTTTCACTTCTTGTAACATTTCGTTTCTATCCTTTTCGTATTTATCCAAATCGTTACTCCCTACCTTATCTGGTACATAATCTTCATCTGGTGTGTCTATTGTTATTATTGAATCTATGCCAACATAATTATGCATTTGTTTTACTCCACCATTCCCCTTGGCTAATAGTTCCTGACTATCCATATCTATAAAAGAATAGGAATCTGATATTATATCCCCCCCTGATATAAAACTAAAGGCACCAGGTTCTATCATATTGGGGTTTTCTTGCATCGCAAATAATTCTATTATTTTCAAAATATTTTTACCAAATTCCGTTGTTTGTGTTTTTAAATCATAAATCGCCGGTACTGATTTTATTGTTGGTGGTAACAAAATCTTTCGGTTTTTTTCCAATATTACATACGTTTTATTATCTAAAGTTTCACGATTATCTATTGAAATAAAATGTACTTTATTATCTAAATTTATTTTTGATAATTGTTTTATTATATCATTTGAATGTTGGCAATAATTGCTATAATATAGTATGTAGCTCATTATTATATCTAATTTACTTTTAATTTAATTTTAACTCATTATTAATTGAATTAATATAAATATATTTATATATATAAAATAAATATGTACGAAAATAAAACCCCAGAAACTGTTTCCGATCCAGTTGTTACTAAAATTAACACACCTCAAATTATTAATTATTCTACAGAACACGATTCCTTAACTTTCACTTTAAAAGATACTGATGTTAGTATTGCTAATGGATTGAGGAGAACTATTTTATCTGATGTACCTACTGTAGTTTTTAGAACTTTCCCTCATGAACGTAATTTAGCCAATTTTATTATCAACACTACGCAATTAAACAACGAAATATTAAAACAACGCCTTTCTTGCATCCCCATTCATATCATTAATGATAATTTTAATATTGCTAATTTGGAAGTTATTTTAGATAAAAAAAATGACACTAACGATATTATGATTATCACCACTAAAGATTTTACTATTAGGGATATTGCTACTAACAAATTTCTTACAGAAGATGTACGGGACACTTTATTTCCACCTAATAAAATTACTGGCGATTATATTATTTTCGCTCGTTTACGCCCGAAAATCACAGATGAATTACCCGCTGAAGAAATCGCATTTAGTGCTACATTATCATATGGTTCCGCTAAGGAATCAGGGGCTTTTAACGTTGTATCTAATTGTACTTATCGTTTTACTCCTGATTTAGTTAGACGCGAAGAATTAATTAAAGAATTATTTGATCCTGATAAAGAAATCGAAGATGGTGCTAACCTCGAAAGTTTAAAAACCAATTGGTTAAATCATGATAGTGAGCGGATTTATATTCCTAATAGTTTTGATATGACCGTTAAAAGTGTTGGTGTCTTTAAAAATGAAAATATCGTTGGTAAAGCTTGTGATGTTATCATCGGAAAATTACATTCCATCCAAAAACAAATACAAGATAACAACCTTGTTATTAATAACAGTCTTACTAATATCCCCAATGCTTTCGATATTACTTTAACTAATGAAGATTATACAATCGGGAAAATATTAGAATATGTTTTATTTAAAAATTATTTTCAAACTAAACAGTTAACCTTTTCTGGATTTCGTAAAAATCATCCACACGACCCCGATTCCATAATTAGAATAGCATTCCCCGATTCGGAAATTGAAACTACTAAAATTAATAATATTATTCACGAAGCATGTAGTGTCGCTATCAAAATATATAGTTCAATTAAGGATGAACTTCTCCCCGATATGTAATTCACATCAAAAAAAACTAATTTTAATTTTATTTTTATTTATTATTATGCCATTACCATAGCCTAAGTAGTTATATCTATTTCTTTTTTCGACATTTCATTTTGTTCATTAAAATCATTATCTATTATTTCATCCCTTTTTACTTCTCTTAATTCATAATTTAGCGAATGCATTAACCTTGCTGACGGTAACTCATTCACATATTCTTTTACATTTTCAAATTTAATATGATTATTATACGGTCTTAATTCAGTCAAATATATTTGATGTATCATATACATGTGACTACGATACTGGTACGGGAATGATTTTAATACCTTCTCACGTTTTACATAACAGTTAAAATAATTGTCTTGTAAATTTTGTGTAAATAAGCGGATCTTCGCAAAATATTCTTGAAATATTTCACCATGTTCGGGGAAATAACTTAAATATTCAGTTATTTTATTTTTGTGTCTTAATTCATTATATTGAAATTCTAATTTTGGATTATTACCTTTTAGTTGTCGAACTAATTCATATTTTGGATTACGTAATTTTATACGCTTATTCCCTTCATAAATAAACAATCCTACAAATTTATACGAGTCTGATACTAAATCATTGTTATCATCTAACATATATTCCTCTCCTTGTGTATATGTTTTATATTGAAGTACTTTCCAATTATTAGTATAATGATATTTCCCTACCAAAGTTAATTTGGCGGTCAATAATGGAATTACTAATTTATTTTTAGGATGTTGCAAAACATAACTGTAGCTACATTTTTTATCTAAATTTTCGAATGACGCACTGTAATCCCCTCTTTTTTCCATCTGGTTCATAGCATCTAAATACATATATCTGAAAGTATGTTTTGCGTGTTTGAAATATTTATATTTACCACCTATATTACTTTTTGTCGCTATTTCCCAATCATCTAATATTTCATCCCAAAATACATTTATCATAGTACCTTCTATATATTCTTCATGCCATACTATTTTAGTATCAAGGGGATTCGATTTAGTTGATGGTTTCATATCTTGAAAATTGTGAGATTTTACTGGGGACATCGAAACTATCCTTTTACCATCCGTAATTACTGAACGAAATAAACCTAGACTGTCTATATTATCATTTGTTAATTTTGATTTATCGTATTTTATGAGATATTTTTCACCGATTTGTTTTACCAGCAAATGTTTTCCTAATGCGTATTCGGCATTACTTATTACTTTTAAGATGTCAGCGTATTCTCCCAAATCATGTTGAATCATTACAGAATGTTTTTTAGAACTCGTCATTATTTTATTATTTACTTATTTTTTGTATTATTTCAATTCAATTCAATTAATTTATTTATAAAGATAAATTATATTCTAATAATATAAGAAACATGACAACTACTGAAAATACCATGGAATTGGGGGATATAATTAAAATTATTTCTCCTAACAATCTTGTTTTACACAATAACATTTTTTTTATTTATTATCTGGATGATTCTTCCATGACTATTATTAGTCATACTGATTTTAAAGAGTATAAATTAAATATTGAAAATGAAGAATTACTTGATGAAAATATTGAAAATGTTAAAATTTTGCACAAAAATCCACAAAAGGGCTTCGCACGACAGAACGACCTGGTAGTTGGGAAACAAATTTCCGTTGAATTTGGCGGTCATGTTCCTTTTATAATTAATGGTGAAATTACAAATTTAGAAGAAGATATGATCGAACTAAAGACATATAAAGATGATAGGGTCATTTATATAGATTTCGGTTACATGGGCATTCCTAAAAATTTACCTATTGTCAGTATTAAAGAATTTATCCTACCAGAAGGAACAGTTGAAGATAAAATCCCTGAAGAATATACGGAATCCGATACTAACGAAGTCGAATTACCTGATAAACTTTTTGATGAACATGACCTTGAATTATATGACGATGATGATTTGAAATTATTGGTAAATGAAGAATTTTTAAAAATCATGAAAAATAATAAAGATTTAATTATTGAAGCCGATGCTGTTTTCGGTTCAAACTTAGAAGCCATCGATGTTGAAGAAGAATATGAGGTTAAAGGTGAACGAAAAAGGTTTGATTTAGATGTTCAAACTAATGATATATTAAATGAATTATTATCTGTTATTCCTAGTGATCAACAAATTCCAAAAGTAATGGAACGTATTCATCAACAAATTAAAAGATATATCGAGTTGCGAGATGAGTTTTCTGTGAAAAATTCGCAAAATAACATTATTAGAAGTAAAATATTTGGTAAAAACAACAAACCTTTAAAACATAATTTAAAAACCATGGGTTTTAATCTTAAATGGATCATTCCCATCGTCACTAATATAAAAAAAATATATAGTTTAGATATTTATGAGGGTGATACCAATAACGACCTTGTTATTAATACCTTAGATTTGGGATTATATGATGATTATATGAATAATCAAATTTCAGATGACGAAAACAAAACATATCATATTATTAATAAAATACAAGAATATTTAAAACCGATTGAAGAACCTGAAAATAAGGTTAATATTCTACATGAATTGCCCATTAATAATAATATCGAGACCATCGTGCATAATAATATTAATATTGGAGATGTTGGTGATGGTGATAATGTTTGTGTTTCTAGCACCGTTTATAAAGACAGTATATACTTAAAGCAAAATAACATTCAACAATACATTACTGGAACTAAAATGTATGAATTTAATTATGATACAAAAAATAAAGAAATTATACAAATTAGTGAGAATGAATCGATTCCCATTACAGGCTTTCTTACATTACCTACCAAATTAAGACATGTATATGATATAACCAGCAATAATTATGATAATGATATATTAACAACTTCGCAATTACATCAAAATAGGGTTACTTATTCGCATTGGAATATACTTAATAATGTGGCAAATATTCAGACACTCGAATTAAATGAAGATTTTATTAATAATAATAATAATAATAAAAATAAAAATAATAATAATAATAATATAAAAAACGAATTACAAGTAAATGATAAATATTTTAAACAATTTTTATTTGCGGAAAAAATTAATTACCATGACCGTAATACAGCAAAAACTTATGACAAATTTTTACATTCACTTATACCAAGTGTTCGTTATTTAATTGCTAAGAATATTAAAAATAATAACGCTCTTACTATCGATAAAATGATTAAATCGTTGGGTCATTTCAATATTCGTTATAACGAATTATATAAAGATGAATATAATGAAATGGTCTTAAAAATTGAAAATAATGTGTTATTATTTAACAAAAATATTAATGAGCGAAATAATAAATCTCAACGCTTTGTTAGAGCAAATAAAAATTGGAAAATAAAAAAAAATATTCTATTTACCTTATTAAATATTAAACACAAGGATATTTATGAATTGTATAATATAAATGAGCATGAATTATTTTCAGAAAGTTTGGAAAAAATTATTAACTTAGATAATGGTTTGTTGTGGAATACTGCGTTAAATAATAGTATTTTAGATTTATACCAGGATATTGATATCGAGCAGGTAGTTGAAAGGGAATTGGAAGAAGCTAAAGTTAATATTGAAGTTGATAGAGAAGGTGACAAGGATTGTAGTCCATTTCACTTGGCGAAAAAATATATTGAACTTGATGAATTAAAAGCGGATGACGGAATTGAAGATATTTATTTTGATAAAAAATATGATACGACCCCATATGATATTAAAAGTGAATTTGGTGAATTTGAGTCTTTGCCTATAGAAGAGTTTATTGCTATTATTAAAAATCATTTGATTGATAAGATGGCTATTGACCCTAAAATTGCTATCCGAGATGCTACTGCTGTTGTAAACGGGTTTAGAAAGGTCCAAGAAGGGGATTATGCTACCCTTGAAAAGGATGAAAAAACAACATTTTATATTAGAATAAATAATAAGTGGAGGATTGATAATGATATGAGTAAAAAAGACTTGGAGGGTATTAGTTTTTGTAATACTAGAGCTAAATGTTTAAATATTAATGATACTTGCGATAATATTCATACTAATCGTAATAAAATGAAACAAGAATTGTTGAAAAATATATTAGATAATTTTGAAAATTCTTATACTGTAAATATGAAAGAATATAAAGAACAAAATAAAGAACTTCTTAACTTTTATAAACGGAATATTGCGTTATTACAAAAACTTAATAAATCAAGGGCTTATTTTTATAATGATAAAAAGGTCCACATCGCTAAACAATTGGTTGCCCGAGAAATCAAACTTTCGCCGCATGTTATTTTGCGTGATTTAATACTTGGTGAAGATGATTTTGTAAAAAAACAAAATTATATTATGTTTTTCGCTGAAAAATTCTGTGTCAATCCCGATTTAACCGATGAACAACAATCGCAATTTTGGTTATATTGTAAAGATACTGGATTACCTTTATTACCTACCTTTTTGTCAACTTTAGCCAACGCATTTGAAGATAACATGTATAGTGAAAAATTAACTGAAATTTCCCTTAAACAAGGTGAAGAAAGCGATGACGGTGATAAAATTGTGGATAAATATAGCGGTTATACTATTAGGCATATCGACTTTGATTTAAATGAAGGGTATGATGAAATGGGTTTTAAAATTAGTACTAATGCAGAAATTGATTCTGATTTCTTGACCAAACGTGATATTGATATTATTGATGAAGCGGGTGACCTAAATACTGAAAAGGCTAAAGAATTAGCAAAGGTTAATAGATATGAGAACAAGGATGCGGTTATGATCGCTAATGTTATTATCACTTTAAATACCCAATTAAATATTAAAGTTGATGCGGAAGATTTTGTTATTAATAACGTATTATTTGGACTTGAAAATGATTTATTAGACCAAAAAACTTATTCAAATCAGGTTCTTGTGGCTAAAAAGAAGAATAGAAAGATAAGACCCTATGATGATATACACGATGAATATTTATTATTGCTTACTATTGCTTATTACATTATTAAAGTACAGACACTCATCCCTTCCGTTTCCACACATAGGACTTTTCCTGGTTGTAACCCTAAATCTTTCACCGGTTACCCTTTAGATGGGGATGATTTGACCTTTTTAAAATATATTATGTGTGTTATTGCTAGTATCCGAATTAATACTACTGATAGACCATGGACCATCATACCAAAAAGTAAATCTAAGCGAAGTGAAATCGTTAACAAATATAGTTTAAAAGTTAAAGATTATATTGAAAATAAAGTTTTAATTCGATCTACTGTACAGGAATTATTGGGGGAAAAGCGTTCCTACTTAAAAACTAACTCGGAAATTGTCATCAGTGAGGAATTTGATATTAAATCGTGGAATACATTTTTACCACCTTTAAATGCTTTTAAAATTAATGGACTTACATCAGTCGATGCTTCATTCTTCTCTCGCTTAAAATCTAATATAGCAGAAGGAAATTTTAAACAACATGGTATGTATTATGCTATACTCGGTAAAATAATTAAAAATTCTCTTTATATTCAGGAATTAATTAATAATGTTGTCAAAAAGGAAAAATTAATTTTATCTACTGTTGGCAACGTTATTATACTTAATGTTTGTTGTAATCAAGGGCAAAAATATACTTTACAATATTTTATTGATAAAGACCCTAATATTTCAAAGTATAATGATATTGTTAATAGATTATCTATTGAAAAATACAAATATAAAACAAATGATATGTCATTTATTAATGATAGTGTTAATCGTAAAATTGTTTATTCTACTGTTCAAGATGGATATGATGAAAATTTAATATATCAAAACTTTATTAAGCATTGCTCATTTAATGAAGATATTAATATCGGTGAAGGACGCAAATTAATTTGCGGTAAAAACCATGCTGGATTTACTAAATTTCAAACTTTGGCTGAAAAAATAGATATTATGAAAAAAGAAAACTTAAATTATACACAAACTAACTTAATTCAATTATTAAATCTTATTAATAAACTAAATATTGTTGATATTGATTTAACTCTCTCCAAATTTGAACCGGACCAAACCTTTAAATCTATTATTTCATTATTATTAAACAAAAAAACTCACAATCATTATTCTCATGATTTACTTAATACTATTCGAGCCTCTTTATTGGATCAGCCCAATCAAAATGAACTTTCTAACGCGGACCTTTTACAAATGGAATTATATAAAGATATTGAATCCTTGAAAAATAACATCATCGATAAAATGACCGTCATCGGCTTTAAGAAAAAAGCAAAATCGCATTTAAATGATTTGTTAACTTGGGAGAATATTACTTTTGATATTACTATGTCCAATAGCGACCGGACCAATTTTATCGCATCTGATTTTTTGAAACAAAATTTATTATTTTTTATTGATTTTTTACCTCTTATGATTATTAATAATGTTGAATATGGTTCCAAAAAAAAAATTCCGGCGCATTGGAATTTAAGTCCATTTCATGAAAAAGATATTAACACATTTATATTTAAAGAATTTAGTTCTTTTACTGAATTTTACAACGACGACCTCTTAAATAAATGTATGCTTAGTGTCTTAAAAAATGGTAAGGAAATCAAAGATTTTATTACCAATATCCCCTTTTATTGTCAATATCTCAACACTAAAAATGATAGCGTCATCGAGCGGAAAATACATAGTACCATCATTAAATTGCTTTTTTTCCATTCGTTATTGTTGATATTTAATTTATATATTAATTCTTTACATTTTATTGATAGTAGTTTATTAAATGATTTAAATAAAAGGGAAACCGACATTAAATTGCGAAAACTTGTCGAACAGTCTATTACACTTATACATAATAGAAAATCTATTATTGACATGAATCAGGATTCTTTGGGCAAAAACGTATCGACCGTAAAGGAAAAAGAGAAGGAAGACATTAAGGAGCGTTTAGGCAAATTATCAAAAGAAGCCAGGAAAATAGAGGATGTTATGAAAAATTTAAGTCTCGGTGATTGGGCTTTAGGTAGGTCCAGTGCTGTCTATATTTATGACGCTCAACAATATGATAAAGAACGTAAACAAATTGAAGATAATGCTATTAGGGAATTGCGGACTGGGGGTATGGATGATGTTTCTAATTTGCATAGCGAAATTTTTACCATCGATGATAGTGAAACACGGCATAACGCACGTATTATCGAACAGGAAGTTAATACTATTACCATGATTGATGATGATGACCCAGGTGAACACTTTGATGGGGATGAATTATTTTAAATTATAATTTAAATTTATAAAATCTTATTATAATTTATTATGCCTATTAGAACTTTTATTAGAAATAATTTAACGTCTGTCGCCATTTTCCTTTTTTTTATTGTTTTTGCTATTATGCATCAAATTAAGCCTTCCTTTTTATACAATATTAATGGTACTTTGCGTGATTTTGGGTTAGGTTATGAGAAAAAAACTATTTTACCTGCATGGTTAATTACCTTTGTATTAGCCATCTTATCCTATTTAGCCGTATTATATTATTTAGCCGCACCGAAAATTTCATATTAAATTAATGCTTTTTGTTTTTCAGATATTTCTCGTAATTCTTCCGCCGTGTATTCGCATTCTATTGAATGTATTGTATCCTGGCTCACATTTATTACTAAAAACCCAGCTAATAAAAACCATATACATGTTGCTATTAGATCTTTTCTTACAGTATATTGATATAATTGTTTTATATTATTATATATTTCGTTACTCGTTGTGTAGTCTTTTAAGCTGGTTGGGTTGGTTAACCTCAATAATTTAAGCCTATCCTCATCATTTTCAGCAACAATATAGTTTATGTCCCCATCTTTCTTACCTATTGCTTTAATTATTTCTATATGAGTTTCGCTTGGTTTTTTTAATAAACCATCCATCTCATAACTTTTTCTGAAAAATTCGTTAAAATTTTCTCTCGTTATTTTTTTTATAAATTTTGAACTTTCTGACCCAAATGCTTTTGTCCATAGTGATAAATGTAACGGGTTCTGTGGCTTAGTTGGGTCCTTTAAGGCTTCCCATGCTTTACGTAATTTTGAACTAACAAATCCGAATACATAGGAAAATGGATATTTCCATGATGGCATTAATGTTAAAATGAAATATATTAAACCCAATATTAAAACATTAGGTATTATTGTGGTGTTAAACATGACTGGTGCACTTTGAGGGTAATTGTGACATTTATCCATAATTATTTGCGAATTCAGTGATAACTGAATGATTATAATCAGGGCAAAATATGAAATTGTCATTATGGCATCCAACGCACTTTTGCTTGGTTCCTTACTCTTTGGCTGATTCACAGTATATAAAAAATTGTCAACATCATATTTTTTATCAACTAAGATGTATCTACCTATAAAAAATCCAACTGTTATAATAGAAAAAATAATAATAGAACTTGTTGCTTTATCGCTTTCTACCATATAATAATTAAAAATATTATTATTTGTTAATTATTTGTTATTAATTTATATGTATAATATATGGCATTTTTCCACAGTATCCAAGCACCTAAACTAGTTGAACCGGGTGCGAAATATTTTTTTTACAATACTCTTAAAAATATTCATTCTAAAAAAACGAATATTAGAGAAATATCTCTGAATGTGTTTTATTTAGTTATATTTATTTCCGTTTTGGGTACATTTTTAATTTATAAATATAAAACAAAGCCAACGCAAGAGCAAATTAAACAGGGGTTATATGAGCAAAAAACCTATTTATTAAATAAGATGAAAGATTTATCTTACAAAGAACAACAGCGTCAAAATAAATTAATTACAAATTTACCGAAATTTGAAAGTGAATTTTTAGTAAATACATTTTAGTAAGGGAGTATAAAGGGTTGTGGTTATATTATTTATGAAATTATATAACAAATCAGTTACATACTACAAATGTGATCAGAAATATTGTAACCATAAAACCAATACTTTGGGTGAATTGGCTATGCACAAAGCATACATACATGATATTAATATTATATGGTATGCCTGTGATCAGAAATTGTGTGACCATCAAACCAATACTTTGGGTGAATTAGCTATGCACAAAGCACATATACATGATATTAGTGTTATATGGTATGCGTGTGATCATTATAATTGTGATTATGAAGCCACAGAGAGTATTGGTGTGGTATATCATAAGGCTAGTGTACATAATATTTAAAAATTCGGATATTTGTATTAGGTATGAGTAAAAAAATAATATATCATGATAATTATATGGATAATGATTATAATATCGTGCTAAATAATTATTATCAATTTAAGCAGAAATATGAGGGGGTTTATAATAAAGCGAAAAGTAAAATCAGGAAAAAACAACTTACTATGGCTCTCAAGGTAGACAAAATCAAAGAGATTAAACGGACATGTTTAAATTGCGGACAGATAGGTGGGATGGTATTTTCAAATGAAAATAGAATACTAAAAGCGGTATGCAATGCCGGTGTACCTTGTAAATTTCATATAGAGTTAAATTTGGAAAAAACGCTGAATATAAATAACGATTTAAATGATTTGCGGGATGACTTAGAAGAAATAATGAGTGATATAATTAAACGTAAATTGTATTTATTATTTGAATTGGAAGATGAAGAGGTTACAACGGATGAATTTCTAAAATTAAAACTGGAATATACTGAAGTGAAGGCTTTGATAGATGAATTGGAAATACAGGTTGATATTATTAAACAAATGAAAGAGCCAGGTACAAATGATACAATATATCGTGTTGAAATGTATAATAAAATCCATAGTAAATTACAAAAACAAATTTATGAATTCAAGGATTTATTGAAACGGGCTAATTTAACAGAAAATTCAAATTTGAAAGCTGCATTGGTGAAAGATGCGATTGAAACATATATAATTCAAATTCTACCAGATAAACAATTTTTACGTGATATAAAATATAAGTATTCTGCGATTGAAGAAATCGAAAGCGAGGTATTGAATAAGGTTTCGGGTAAAATTGAAAGGAAAAAATTGTTGGTTTTATTCCAAAAAACAAATTTAGTGGAAGAGTTGGAATATGATACAGAGATTGGGACGGTGGTGTCAAATATCCATGATATATCACTATGAGGATATATGGTTTTGGATTATATTAATATAAAAAATTAGTAAATATAGTAAAAAAACTGCCTGGTGAAAATAGAAAAAGATACTTCAAAACTTTTAAAAAAAAGTAAAACAATAAAAATTACAAATAGAAATGGATTAATTTGAAAATCAGCCAGGCGGTTTTTGAACTAATAATATTACGGATCTAATGCGGATTCCCAGGACTGGTTGGTTATTATGTAAATAAGTAGTTAAACTAGTTAGTTACATATTTAAGATATACCTGGGTTTGATATTTATAAAATAAAATAAAAATAATACAAAAAACTGCCTGGTGAAAATAGAAAAAGATACTTCAAAACTTTTAAAAAAAAGTAAAACAATAAAAATTACAAATAGAAATGGATTAATTTGAAAATCAGCCAGGCGGATAAAAATAACGGTTGTTTGTGTAATTAGTGAAACTATTTAAATATTTGAACATATAATTATTTCAATGGTAGACAAATATTGGGGTGAATATGATTCTTCAATAATATTTTGTGAGGAAAAATATATTAAATCAAAATATATAGCAGAATATTTTAATACGATTAGCGGGTTGATATATGTATTATCGGGCATGTATTTTATGACGACAAAGGTACATGTATATGGATATGGATTATTTTGTATGGGGTTAGGTACTATATGTTTACATGGAACACTGCGATGGTATGGACAGTGGGCTGATGAAATTTCTATGATTTTTTTATTATTTTGTTATATAAAAGGAGTATATTTTGATTTATCTTATAAATGGTTGGGGGGTATAATAGGGTTATATATGATTTTTAACGAAAATCATAAAATTTTCACACTTATATTTTTAATATTAGTAATCTATCAGTATAAATCAGTTATATTAATAGTTAAAAACCGAGAGTCTCGGGATAATATGAATATTTATATATTTTGTATGATATTAGGTGGTATATGTTGGTTATTGGATAGAATTTGTTTTACAGAGACGATAAATTTCCATGTATTTTGGCATTTATTTACGGCGATAGCAAGTTATTACGGTACTTTTATATATTTAAATCACATGGAAGAGTTGGATAAGTCGTGTTTAAAAATCTTGAAATGGTATAGATATATAAAAAAACGCGATTAAAGTGACACAGTAATTGCGAATGGGTATAATTTAATATTCAAATATATATATAATGTTTAAATTGTTAAATTTACCTGCATTTATAATAAGTTTATCGATGGGTTTGTTTTTGGTCTATATAACAGGTGAAAAACCCGAAACAATTTATCTTTATCCAAATCCAGATAACGTCGATGATTTATTGTATAAAGATCCTACCGGGAATTGTTATAAATTTGAGGCGACGGAGGTGGTATGTCCCAAAGATAAAAAAAACATAACCGAATATCCAATTCAGATGAGGCAAGTTACGATGGAATAATGTTATGTAATAGTATATGAATATTAAACGTTTTGTAAATAGTGAATTTGGTAGAATAGCGATGTCAATATTATTAGGACTAGGACTAGCAACCTTATTTAGAAAAGTATGTACCGGGCGAAATTGTTTAATAATTAAAGGGTGTTCTTTTGAAAAAATCCAGGACAATACGTTTAAATACAATGACAAATGTTATACATTTGATGCTGGTGCTCAAACATGTGACAGTAATAAAAAAATAATAGATTTTGCGTAAATATATAGACATAGAAATATATATATTTACTATAATGGATGGTACAACAAGCATTTCATCTTTACCAAATGATAATAAGGGGAATAATATAGTTTTAGAAAAAATATCGAAGACTGATGGGGTATTAAAACCGACGGCATCAATTCTGAATGATAATGCGTTACAGGGGAATGAAATATTAAAGCAGGGACTAACATCTGATGATATTAAGCAAATAGTAAATGGTATAAAGGAAGCGGGTGCTTTAAACTTAACATCGTTACCATCAAGGGATATACCGATGACGACAACGAATCTAACAAATGATTCGCAAATAAATCCTAATTTTGTACCAAAAAATGATAAATATGATTATATAAATAATGATGAGACGTTAAATAATGTAATGGAAACTCGGCATGCGAGGCGAAAAAAGGCTGAAAATATAGATTATATTTATAATGAAATAAATATAAGTTTATTTATTATGGTTTTGTTTTTCTTATTTAATTTGCCGATAATGAATAATATTTTAATGGGTTTAATCCCTAAAATGTTTCGGAATGATGGTAGCATAAAATTGCCTGGATTATTATTAAAAACGGGATTATTTGGTAGTTTATATTATCTATCATTTAAAGTAACGAATTATTTAACAAATATATAAATTAATTGATTATTATTAATTTGAAGGTATAGTTCACAACAAAATGTCATACCCAAATAACATAGTAACTGAAAAAAGAACACTAATGAATGATGCGTCAACTATGACAGATTTCCCCGTGATTTTGAAAGCTAATTTTAAAAGTAGCAATCACCAAAAATTATATAAATTTATAGAAGACAATTACGATATACCGAGTGAGAAAATAATTCGTGAAAAACGGTGGTATGTGTTTCCATATATGCAACCCACATATGCTGATATGGTGATACAGTGCTATAGTACAGGTCATTTAGGTACAATAAGAAAAAGATTGTGTCTACACTGTGGTGATGATGGTCATTTCAAGGTGGATTGTCCTGATGATTCGAATGGTAAATTTAGTTTCAACTATTAATTGTGAATTTATAAATTTAAGAATTGTTTAAATAGGGATTTTTTATTTTTTTTATTTTTTTTTGTTTTTTGTTTTTGGGTACGTTTTCTATTTGATTTTTTTGTTTTTTGTAGTGTTTTTTTGTGTTCTTCATCAGGTCTATATTTTAAAAAATACCAATCCCAATCTTTAGATGGTCTTGAATTTTTCAATTCAGTATATTTTTGACTTTTTTGTTTTCGCATATCTTCGATCATTAGTTGTTTACCATAGCAATTCATACTGAAGCGTTTAAGTATTCCTTTTTGGCTCAATCTATTTTTCTGTTGAACCAGGAATAAATATTGCGACATACATAAAATACGTTGAGGGTCATAATATTCTCTATCAACATATACGAATGCTAAGTAAAAACTTAACATAGTATCTATAGTTGCGACTCTTATTTTTTTATTTTGCATAGTAACCACATTATAACTATGACAAGCCATAGGTTCGTAAATATATGCTAATATTTCATTATTTACGGATATTTGATAATGTGGGGCTATTATTTCACCTATCCCTTTTCGTTTTAATATTTTAATATTATCAATACCGTTTTCTTGTAAAAAATCTTTTAAGTTTTCTGCTGTTTTTTTAGGTTCTTCTGATAACACATCAAAATCAGGTATTTGGGGTATTTTTTTATTTTTAAGGCGTGGTAAATTGGTTAAGTATAATCGATTAGCGTATGCTCCGAAAAAAACAACATTTTGTTTAATAAAATTATCCCGGACCAACTGAAATAGTTTAAATTGAAGATTTTTGTTTACTTGTTTAGTGTTTTTATCAAGTATATTTGATTCAAATAATCGTTGTATATCATCTATTTTGCAATTATTTACTTTCATTGGATGATTTTTATTTAAAACGGTTATACGTTTTAATACTTTTTCCCATCGACTGACATCGCCATTTGGACGAGATAATTCTAAAAACATCAACATTCTCAAATAATTTGGCGGTGTATATAAAATACCGTCAACTTTCATTGCTTTTTTTTTTATTTTTTTAAATAATTCTGGAACGATGAAGGTGATATCTGCGACGGGTATATAATTAACAAATACTTTGAAAGTCCCCGCATGGACTCCTGATTTTGCTTCTACTTCTTCAAATCCTTCTTTTAAATATATATCTGCTAATTCCTTTGCGTCTTCTAAAGGCTTTGGTGAGAAAAAATCATAATCTGGCAATTCAACTGTTTTATCATAAAATTGGTCATTTAGAGGTAGAATATTATTTATAGCTGTACCACCATAACAAACTAATTTTTTTTTTTTCAAAAATTGTTCGACGATGGTTATAATTCTTAAAATATCAGGATCGCTTAATTTGCTTTTACCGCTAGTTTTATCTATTTTGTCCACCGCACCACGTAAAATAGTTAACTCGCATTCTTGGAATGTCATAGTTTTTGTACAACTCATAATATATATTAACTATATATATTATAATTACTGTTCAATTATTGAGGGTTATCAAGGTTTTGTAGGACGTTAAGTTTGTCGAGGGTTTTTTGCTCACTCGCTTTGGGTTTTGTACTAGTTGTACCGGGCGTTGCGTCAGTAGAGTCGTAAGAATCAAATTTGATTATTTCTCGTCTATGTTCACGTTTTTTGATCTTGAACGCGCAATTATGCTCAGAATCGTAAAAATCTTTCATATACTTTTTAATACGCTGTACGTGGTTTTCTTTTGAATAAGATAAATTTTGCAAAATAATTTGCATTCCATATAATTCATGAAAATCATTTTCTGAAAAATTCATATTCATTCCTTTTTTCATTTGATTTGGTAGAACGATACATAATTTTCGTCTGGAGTTTTTAATCAATTCTGCTTTATCCGCTTCATTTACGACATCTAATTCTGAATAATAAGAGACTGTATCGGTATCTCTATTTGATATATTGACATATTTACTATAAAAGGGGTCTTTTTCTAAAATATTGCCTTGGTCACAATAACCATCATGGCATATGATAACTACTTTATTTATTAATTCTTTTAAACGAATATCATTAATATTGCTCCGTTTTCCTGCGCCTGATGTAAATTGTGGAAGGAGGCGAAAGTCTAAATATTTGGACAAAGTTTTACCTAATTGTGCCAAAACGTTTTGATTTTTTGTTTTTAATCTAAATTGTAAAAACAGGGGGTCATTATTAGAACCCTGGAATGCTACTTGGCTTATTTTATTTAAAACTGAATCTAATGTTAGATTATTAAATGTCCCCGTTTCCTTACAAGTAAAATCATCGTTGACTGCTATAACAGCTTTATTATCCATGGAATAAATTTCAAAATCTAAAAATCTCGCACCTGTGTTAATCATATTTACTAAAATATCTTCATCGACCCAATCATTTTTATATGTGCCTCCGGCGGCTGAATTATAGCTTGAGAAAATGATATAATCTGAAATATAAAAATCTCCGTATTTATTATCGCTACTATCTTTTACAATATCTTGTAATTTATTGTTTAATGGTATAAGTGATGTACTAGGAAGAATATTACTATTTTTTAAATTATAATAATTGCTTTTGTTTTTATGATATCTATCAATTATGCCTATAACATAACTTAATATTAACCAGATAAATGCTAACGCGAATAAAATAGCAATAATAAAAATACCATATAAGTCTTTATCACCCATGTATATTATAAGTTAATATTTGTTTTTCAAATCTATATTTTATAATATAAAAAAATTAATAATTAAAATAATGATCTTATAGTATATAAATATTATGCCTGGTGGATTAATGAATATTGCTTCACAAGGGACATCAAATGTGTTATTAATGGGAAATCCCTCAAAGACATTTTTTAAAAGTATATATCATAAACATACAAATTTTGGTATGCAAAAATTTAGAATAGATTATGAAGGTTTAAGACATTTGCAATATAAACAAGAAACAGTAATGGAATTTAAAATACCTAGATATGCGGAATTATTGGCGGATACATATTTAGTCTTAGATTTACCTAATATATGGAGTCCTTTTTATTTTGATGCGAGTGATAATGCACTACCATATGAATTTAAATGGGTGGATGATATTGGATTATCGATGATAAAAGACATAGAAATTAAGGCTGGGTCAACAATTATATCTAAGTTTTCTGGGGAGTATTTACATTGTTTAAAAGAGCGTGATTTTACTAATACGCAAAAAAATAAATTTAACAATATGACTGGTAACGTAAATGACTTAAATGATCCAGGAAATACGATACATAATGTAAATATGTATCCGAATGCTTATAAATTTTCTGGACAAGTGTTAGATATTGAACCATCGATTCGTAGTAGAAAAATATACGTGCCTTTGTCTGCCTGGTTTTGTAATAATATGAAGGCTGCTTTACCCCTAGTAGCAATTCAATATCAGGAAATTACAATTAAACTTACGTTTCGACCGATTTATGAATTATACACTATTTTGGATGTTGAATATGAAAATTATAATCCTGAATTGGGTTTTTTACCAAGAATAGCGCCGAATCCAAATAATGCTAGGCATCAATTATGGCGTTTTTTGCAACAACCCCTGGATGAAAAGGCGAGGGAATATCAAAATACGGTTCGTATGGACTGGCGCGCGGATGTCCATTTAATAGGAAATTATATATTTTTAAGTAATGATGAAAGGCGAGTATTTGCGAATAACGAACATCTAATTTTATCTAAACAAATATATGAACATAATCATTATAATGCTACTGGGACTCGTATTTTACCGATTGAAGGGTCAACGGGGATGGTATCGACATATATGCTACGATTCCGTAGAAGTGACGTTCAAAAAAGAAATGAATGGTTAAATTATACAAATTGGGCGTATAGTAATATAAAACCGCAACCGATAGATTTACCCGAGGATTTTTCGGGTAATGCCGCTCCTTTCAAAAATCCTTTTAATTATGAAATAACGGGTCCGATAAATGTTGAAAATGAGAAACTTATTTTGAATAATTTGGGAATTCAGATGGACGGTTTTTATCGTGAAAATGTGCTAGATAATGGTATATATAATTATGTGGAAAAATGGGCACGTACGAGTGGTTCTTCAAAGGATGGGTTATATATATATAATTTTGGAATAAAAAATAATATATTTGAATATCAACCGAGTGGTGCTATGAATGTTTCAAAATATAAGGAAATAAGTTTTGAATATAATACAATAGAACCGCCGATTTCGGATACACCATTTTTAAATGAAACGATATGTGACGGAAGTGGTACGATAATAGCGATTAGAAAGAATCCATATGATATTTATAAATATAATTATGATTTGTGTGTCTTTGAAGAGCGTTATAATATAATAATAATATCAAGTGGTAATATAGGATTGTCCTATGCCAGATAATTCATTAAGTCTAGTAGTTTTGGCGGGGGTGTTAATAGATTTATTAAAACTACTTAAAGGGTCAAACACGGGACCAACCCAAAACGCAATATTTGTTTAAACTACTTAAAGGGTTTTTATTATTTTTATTCATTAATGACCTTGTTAAGTAAATTATATAAACATAACCATAACGTTTTAATACAAGATAATATTACAACCCTTCTTATTAATTTTAAAGATCTCATTCACGCTAATATCGCTATTCCTAATGAACAGAGAATTACAATTAGTGATAAAATTTCCGATATCGTCAAATATCAAGATTTACATTTTAAAACCAAAAAACATTTTAACTTTTTAGGATCTATTAATATTAATTGTTGCTTAGAAGATAATACTAATTATCTTATCGATGGGCAACATCGATTCGCAGCTGTTAAACAACTATTTCGCATGAATTACCACCGTGAACAAATTAAAATTGAATTAGTTGAAGTTAAAACACGCAGGGAAATGATCGATAATTATAAATTACTTAATAAGAACACACCTTTACCTGAATTTCCCCAAGGAATTGATGAAGATGTCGCTAAGAAAGCTTTCATCACTTTACAAAATGAATTCGAAGGTATATGGAAAACCAATAAAGCCACTAGACCATTTGTTAACATTAATAATTTTCAAGAAGCTATCGGCTTTATGTTACTGAAAATTAACGAACATAGAACAAATCAAAATTTACCACCCTGTACTTCAAATGACTTAGTTCACAAAATTAAATATAAAAACGAACAATTAAAACTATGGTCCCTCCAATTATATGAAGAAAACATTAGAAGAGGTGTCAAATGGTCGCGCTATAAAGATATCGCAGATAAACATCACTTTTTTTTGGGTATGTATCACGCTACCTCGGAGGAACATGTTTATGCATGGGTTGAAAATATACTTGAGGATGAAGGTATATGGGACACTAAATCTAAGAAATCAAAACGTAAAATACCCATACAAAGAAAACGCGAATGTTGGGATTTATACATCGGTCCAAACTTGGGGCTTTCACATTGTTATTGTTGTAGAACTGAAAAAATTTCCAAAGATTCCTTCGAATGCGGACATGTTCTATCAGAACACAACGGAGGAAAAATTAATATTGAAAATTTAAGACCCGTTTGTCGTTCATGTAATAGTTCTATGGGCACCCAACACATGCTTGACTATATTAAATATGTACATCCTGACAACATAACACTATTTAATGACAATATATCACCAGGTTCTTATAATAATGTAACGCAAATTACACCAGCAAAAAGCATGTGGTCTAATTTACCGATGGGTGGATTTTTTTAGATAATTATTAAACTACCACCTAAAACAAACTCATTAATGCATTGTAGAAAGTAGGAGGATTCTCGGGATCCCAAGCTCTATAATCATCTATTGTCAAGGATTCTCTGTAACGAGGATCCCCCTCATACGAATTTCGATTTAATACCGCAGAATTACTTGTATACATATTATTTGTCTGTGATTTATCTATATATTCTCGTGTATTACTTTTATAAACCCCATGAGCATAGCCTTTATGTGATAATAAATCCAAGTTAGGTGTAAAGTCACTCATATCCTTTGTTTCTTCCTTCGAATCTTTTCCCGATTCTGTATTTTCAAAGACGTTTTCTATTTTATTTAGAACACCAACTAACATTAATTTCATTCCGCATTTTTCACAATCAATGTTTTTATTCGAAGTCCCATATGGACAAAATTTATATTGTTCTTGTTTATTGTCAGCTATTTCTTTAGTGTATACCGTTCTTTCACAATTCCCGTCTATTTTCAACGCTTCTTTGCATCCATTGGGACATGTTTTTTGACGCGATGGGTTAGCAGATGTTGTCCATAGCCCTTTCGCAATACTAAATTGACATAATTTTTCAAGCCAGGTTTTATTACCCGAAATATCATGCTTTGCCAATTTCGTACAAGAACTCAGATAATTCGACGAATTTGTTATTAAAACCTCACCGTGTTTATTTATACATTCCCCGCATCCACTAGTAATGCCATTTTCAGCAGCCGAACCGTCATTTAATAAACCATTCATAATAATTTTACCACAAGAATCACATGCTTCCTTTGGTGTAGCTTCCTCTTCCTCCGCACCCCCTTCCACTTCCTCCACCCCCCCTTCCACTTCCTCCACCCCCCCTTCCACTTCCTCCACACCCCCTTCCACCACATTTTGCATTACCTCCACTCCTTCGAATATTGAAAACATATCTTTTATTATATCTATTATGTTATCAAATGTTTGGCTAAATATAAATAGTATTAACAACGCAGCTATTAAACTTAATAAGAATTTATATGTTTTAATATCAAACATAATATCATACATAATTTTTAACATAATATATATATTTTGAATATTATATTAATTATCCCATTAAGCAAACTAATTACTTTATTTTCCAATGTATAATATATATATAATGGTTAAAAAAGATAATTCTAAATCTAAAGATTTTAAAACCATTACTGATTTGGGAGGAAAAATAATAGTGATGGGGATTGGGATGCTTGTTGCTTTTGTATTTCAAAGTAGTTCATTATTTTTCATTTCGCATATTGCCAGTAAACAAACAGATAAAACCCCAATTATGAACAACTCAGAAAGTGAGTATTTTATCGAGCTGGGTCAGGAACAGGAACCGGACAAAGAGCGGCAAAGTTTTAAAGGGCTTTTCGATCGTATAAAATCAGAGAACTATAAGGGTGAGGGCACGGGATTTTATAACACCGTATTCACAAAAAATTTTAAAATATTTGATGAGTTTTTATATGCAAAGTTATCGGCATTGAACGCGTATGATAAGTTGTACGGTGGCAGTAAAATTAAATTGTTGTCCACGTCTTTTATGGTCTTCTATATTTTACCTTTTATATTATTTTTCGCTATTTTGTTTGGTAATTTATTTTTCATGTTTATGGGGGGGTTTAGTTATTACGCTTTAAATGCGGAAAAGGGATATGACATAAAAGGTGGGAATATTACTAAGAGTCTAGAAGAATTTATTGATAACCTGGATAACGAGGTTGTTAAATTGCCCGCCCGAGTCTTGCACATACCCGCTTTTATTTTAAGTGTCCTCTTGTATGGTGGAGCGGGATTAATTGCGGGATTTGGCTCAATGGTATATGGTACTGGATTTTATTTAGTCAAAACCTTTTTTAGAATTTATTTAAATCCTCTTTTTCAGTCGGATTTATTTACACACACCGATATGGACAGTATTGACCCGGGTGGGAAACTTAAAAATACAGGGCAGTCGTTTTTTGCTTTTTTATTAAATAATCTAATGGCTCCCTTTTTGCTTCTATATTGTATAAACGTAGCGATAATGTCTTCCACGGAAATCTCTTCAAATCCACTAATGTATAGTATAATTGGACTTAGTTTGGTTTTTTTGTATGGATCTTTTTTCATGAAACGATTTAAATCTTAAGTATCCGGACATAAGTAAACATATTATTATTCGGTGTAATCAAATACCTAAGGTTAACGACTCGGGTTTTTTAAGAACTTAATTCTATTAATTTATATAATTATATTAGAATGAATATCCTTGAACGTATACAAAATTCTCCGCCGGACGTTCAATTTATTATATATCAATTTGATGACACCTATAAACATTATTACAATAAATTATTAAAGGAGATGATTATGAACACTAAAAGGTGGCGAACAAACTTCAAATTATTACCATATGAATCAAGTGATTTTGTTTTTAGAAATTTGAAAGATGGATTCGACGATACATTTTATACGATAAAAAAAAGATGTGACATATTAAATGAACAAGATATTCTGACACGAAAAAGATATAATTGTAAGTATTGGACCTATTCGTATTACTACCCGTTATATGAGTTTAAACATTTATTACATATAGAATATGTGCACGATAATACACGAGATGTACCACCAAGTTATTTCACTTGTTAAACTGCCTGGCTGATTTTCAAAAACTTTCATTTCTATTTGTAATTTTTTCCTATTTACTTTTTTTAAAAACATTTAATGTATCTTTTTCTAATTTCACCAGGCAGGCAGATTTTAATATTTACTAATTTTATAAATATAAATATCAAACCAGGTAACAATCTGAAATATGTAACTAACTAGTTTAACTACTTATTTACATAAAACCATACATCCTCATAATATGTATTTTACTACTGATAATTTATAATCACTACTTTATGTGTAGACATTATAATATATATTTGATTTACATAAAATTGATTTTAATTGATTAAATTAAACTTATATTATACGTAAAGAAACAAAAAATGGTATCTTTATTTGAATCCAAATCAGACATTACTGATAACGGTAATGCGACGATAATTAATCCAGAAGATATTGGTATAGAAGCTAATGAAATTAGGGACATCTTAAATAATATTAGTGATATAAATATTGATGACGAATTTACTATTAATAATGATGGGGTAAATTATAAATTAGGAAATGATTCAAAAATCATTAGTAAAATATACGAACTAATTATAATAGAAAAATTAAAGTATTTATTAGACTCGAAGGAATTTAAATATGTAGAAAATAACATTCAAAATAAATATCCCGATTTTATAATTATTAGTAAAATACAAAAAGAAAAATACTATGCGATTGACATTAAAAGCACATATCTCAAAACAAAAACAGTAATAAATGGCTTTACCTTAGGAACGTATAAAGGTTATTTTAAAGATAGAGAATCTATGAGAAGTATAATTAAACCATATAATAATTTCACAAAACATTTTTGTGTATGCGTAATTTATACCAGATATGGTATTAAAATACCAGTCAACCATATAATTGTAAGAGAAAAATGGGAGATAGCTCGAAATGGAACCGGTTCTGGGAATACATGTAATATTGGAAGTATTAAATTGTTAAGTGATTTATTAGCTAATAAACCTTATTTTAGTAGTGAGGATGAATTTAACACATTTTGGTTAAATTACAAGTGCTAATATTAATACTTCCTGTGATATGATTTTAGATAAAGCATAGTTGTAATCAATATATTTTGTAATTACTTTACTATATTTTTTTTTTAGTTTTGTTTCAATATCTAACACCGTTGGAAACGCTTTTGTGTTATATGATATAACCAAATTTTTAGTACCATATTTATCTATTATATCATCAAACATTTTATTAGCATTTTCTATAATATTATCTTTTGGTGTCTTTAATTTTAAATGTTTTGTGGAGAAATCAATACTCGCATCCCATGATTCGCTAATGAACCCTTCCAAGAAATGATAATTATCAAAATATTGAGAATCTTTACAATCTTTTTTAAAATAAGGAGGATCTATATATATAGTATCTATATCAGATATTATTTTATCAGGTATTTTATTATATGACATATTTATTATATTAGTATTCCCAGTAGCAATAATTGTTTTTTGTTCATATAATGTTATAAGTTCTTTTCTAAATTTTAGCATATGAACGATAAATGTTTTTTCCCAAGTTACTTTATTCCCAAAATTTCTTTTAACATTAGCGGTTCTCATAGATAAATTTTTTCTATGAAACAAATTATAAGGTCTTTTTGAAATTAGAGATTGAAATATAAAGTAATACATAATATTTTTTTTTGTTATATTTTCATTACTATAATATTTGATATTTTCTCTAAAAATATCTAATTGACTATTTTCAACATCTGTATAATATATATCTTTAAAGGTATCATATATAAATGTCTTATAAATAATAGTATTATTTGTTTCAAATATTCTTTTTACATCTTCTTCACTTGGTATATTTTTTAAATCATTATCTAATAGACCATTTGCATTTATACTATTAAATTTTAAAATATCATTATATGTAGTTTTTATATTATTTATTTGAAAATATAAAGAACAAATGGATGAACCTCCAAATAAATCTAATATATGAGTTGGCTTAAAAGTGGTTATTATTAAATCATAAATTGTATTAATTATTTTCTTTTTAGAACCTCGGTATCTTGTGTTAGGTAATTTTATGATTTGTTCTGTAATTTTATGATTTGGTTTTTCTTCATTTCCAACAATCAATTTTTTATTATTTACTTCTTTTAATTTTTCTTCAACTACAAGTGCCTTAATTTTATCAGGATTATTTTCGCATGGTGTTTTGCGTCTATTATGAGAGTCATAGTGAGATTTTTGAGAAAATCCTTTTCCACATCGTTCGCAACTATATTTAACCATTTTCGTTATATATTGTTAGTTAATATGTATATTTTAATAAATCAAGTTATTTTATAAATTAGTATTTAACAATTTCTGTTGAATCCTAAATATTAGAAAACTGGTGCGTTAATAACAACCCATGTGTCCTCTTAAATATGTAACTAACTAGTTTAACTACTTATTTAACTACTTATTTAACTACTTATTTAACTACTTATTTAACTACTTATTTACATAACCAGTCCTGGGAAATCCGCATTTAAATCCGTAATAATATTAGTTCAAAACTGCCTGGCTGATTTTCAAAAACTTTCATTTCTATTTGTAATTTTTTCCCATTTACTTTTTTTAAAAACATTTAATGTATCTTTTTCTAATTTCACCAGGCAGATTTTAATATTTACTAATTTTATAAATATAAATATCAAACCAGGTAACAATATGAAATATGTAACTAACTAGTTTAACTACTTATTTACATAAATTTTTGATAAAAATAAAAACCTTTAATTAAATAAATACTTGGTAGTATTTCTTCATAATAATCATGGGTAATAAAAAAAAACGAGGGAAAAACCGAAAGGTGTCCGCAAGTGGTAAGCCATTTATATCCATTTGTACTCCAACATATAATAGACGGAAATTTGTGCCATTTTTAATAAAATGCTATTTAGCCCAAACTTATCCGAAAGAATTAATGGAGTGGATAGTAATAGATGACGGAGACGATTCTGTAGAAGATTTGTTTAAAGATGTACCTGGTGTAAAATATACAAGACTCGAAGAGAAAATGAAATTAGGTAGAAAACGAAATTATATGCACGAACATACAAAAGGTGAAATAATTGTTTATATGGACGATGACGATTTCTATCCCCCGGATAGGGTAACACATGTAGTTGATAAATTACGTTCAAAGCCTAAAGCGATGGCTTGTGGAAGTAGTATGGTCTATATATATTTTAAAGATACCCAACAAATATATCAATTTGGTCCATATGGACCAAGACATGCTACCGCTGGTACATTTGGATTTAGACGAGAATTGTTAAAAGAAACCAAATACGATGATGAAGCGGAAATGGCAGAAGAAAAACAATTTTTAAAAAATTATACTATCCCATTCGTACAATTAGAAGCAAAGAAATCCATTTTAGTTTTTGCCCATGATGAAAATACATTTGATAAAAGAAAATTATTAGTAAACCCCAATCCGGATTATGTAAAACTAACAAAATTTAGCGTAAAACAGTTTATTATAGATAAAGATATGCGTGAATTTTACACGACTCAATAAATTAGTATTATTTTTAATATTTTATTAAATTATAATGGATATGCTAAAAAAAATATTAAAAGATTTTAAAAAATTACATATAGTAATTCGCGTATTGGCTGTAATTTTAGTTTTTTTAATTGGTAGGTGGATATATAAAGGACTGATATGGGGTAATTGGGAATTAAATAATTATATAATTGAAGGGATGAAAAGTATAAATAAGGATAAAGCTACCGAATTTAAATTGTGCCATATGACTGAATGCGGATATTGTAAAAAAATGATGCCAGATTGGGATAAATTAGGTTCTAAAGTGGGTAATATAAAAATAACAAAAACAGAACGTAATGAAGACCCTGAGATGATGGATAAATATAATGTAAAAGGTTATCCAACAATAGTTTTACTGGATAAAAATGGTACATTATTAGAAACCTATGATGGTGATAGAGATTATACCTCATTTATGGAATACTTATCATAAATATAACTATCTATATATCTATAAACACGATTAATATCTAATTTATTGATGTCCTGAGATTCCTCAAATTTTTCATAAATTTCATTCATAGTTAAGTTATTTCTTAAATTTGTGAAATAAGATAATAAATCCGCCTGGTCCATATTAAAACTGAAACATAATGTTTGTATAAATAACATATTATTGTATTCAGTCGAATACTTGGTTAAGACTTTTGTAAATCTTACTTCAGAAGGATTATATTGAATTTGTTTATTTTCTGTTAGTTTGAAATTTTGCAAGAGTTTATTATTATAAAATGTCTTTATTAAAGAACTCATTTCATTAAAAAGCCATATTTGTTTTTGAAATGTAATACGGTCTATATAATCTGAAAAACAAGTATTTTCCAATATATTTATATAAAATGGGACACTATTTTCTTTATTGAAATGTTCTAGAACATCGATAATATTTTCATGATACAATAATCCTACACTTGTTCTATCTGTTTCATTCATAATTACAGGATGTTCATCAATTGAATATTCATTATTTAATAATTTTTTAGTAATATCCTTTGTATCGATATTACTACTCTTTGATTGAAACACATTTTTGATTATCTTATTTTTTAAAATTGCCGATTGATTCTGATATATTTCGTATGAAGTTTTCAATTTTCGTAGGTCCCCATTAATTACCTTTATTATTTGTCGTACTAAATAAGCATTTAAATCTGGCATCAAAAGATTCGTTATTTTCAAAACGTGTTTATCAGATGGTCTCTTTAATTCTATTTTTGTACACATTTTCATCATTTCCTTTATTTTCTTATCCTGATGATAATTACTAATACATATTATCGGAACCATCGTTATCTCCTCTAGTTTTTGTTTTTTGGTTTTTTTTGGTCGGATTAATTTAATCAAAGAATTCAACCCGCCCTTATCACCACTATTCATACCATCTATTTCATCCATTATTATTGCTAATTTATTATATTTCTTTGTAAACATACTCATTATTGTTTGATCATTCATCGATTTTTTAGTTATCGTATCTATAACCGATTTATTTCTAATATCACCCGCATCATATTTTATTACATCATAATTTAATTGTTTTAATATTGTTTCAACAAAATATGTTTTACCTGTACCAGGGTCGCCATATATATACACGCCCCTATTTATTAATAAATTTGTTTTATTCGCTTCGAAATAACTTAAAAAATTTACGAAATCAGTGACATTTTGATTTCTTTCAAGTAATTGATTTATATTTAATTGCTCCATCTACTATTCTTTCGCCTTATTTTTTTATATTTTTTTTGACGAATATAATTTATTATATATTGATAACATTTTTGACTTTTATTTTCCAACGATTTTTCTTTCAAATAAATGATATATGAAGGATAACTGATTCTTTCAAATTTTACCCTTTTTTCTTTAAATATTCCACAATCAAGTCGCATAATATATTTCAAAGGGTAAATTAAATCTTTCCGTATAATAAATCTCAGATAATTTTTTTTTACTACCACATTTGTATCCTTATTTACCTTATTTTTTATCGCTTCTAAAAAATAAACCACACTTACCATCTTTAATTCACATAATGGTATATATCCAAATATTATCTCTTTTAATTCACATGCCATATTCGACATTTTAAACATTATATATAATAATATAAAATATTTATAGACACATTAACATTTATTTTGATTCGTTATACCATCCCACGTTACCCCGCACTGTTTCGCCCAACTACATTTAGCACCACCCCCACCACTCCCCACGAATTCACCATTTTCAGGAATTATTGTTTTACAATCCGTTGTCATAGTATTATAAAATGCATATACATCAGAACCAGATGTATGTTTAAAAACACATTTCGTTTGTTCCCCATCCCTTACTACATCATAATAATCGGGACATTGTGCTACATCGGCTGGAAATTTCGCATCTCGTCGCATCCGCAACAAAATTATTCCTATTATTATTAAAGCTATTGATAATACTACTAATGCTATTACCGCAACGTTTCGTTGAAATGACATATAGTATACTATTATATTGTTTTTTGTTATAACATAAAAATATAATATTAAGCAACTATATATATGAATGCTGGTATCAATGGGCGTGTAAATATCATGGAAACTAATATAGATAATCGATTTAAAATGTATGATAAAATTCATGTAAATGATAAATCTAATTATAACGAAGCCCTCACAGGTGAAGTTGAAAAAACCCTACTTTCTAACCTTTACTTTTCTAAACAAAATATCGCAATCATTCAAAATGCTATACGTAAAGGTGTCTACGATAAATCTAGTGGCGTATATGTTATTGACGAACAAGATGAAGATTCAGTTAAAATTATTATGCGAACCGTTTTTTTTAAACACGCTAAACATTCTTCTGACGTTACAAACGAAATTGAAACCTTAAACAAATTTATATGTGATTATGCTGTACCCAAATTAATTGGTGAAATAAGTAGTTATTTAAAATATAAAAATGATGTTAGCACTCTTGTCATGCCTATGGATTTGCCAAAATCCACTTATCATTCAAAAGATCTTGAACAAAAACCCTTCTTCTAAATCCTCCATATTCATCATATTATTTATAATTTTATGAATACATATTATATATGTTTTGTTCTTTCAAAAACTCTTTTGGTAAAGTCGGCGAAGGTTCGCATTCTTATAGATTTTTTGACATCGCAATCATCGACGTTTTATCAATTTTCATCCTTGCGTTTATTATTCATTTATTTATCCCAAAGGTTAAATATTTCTTAATATTATTATTACTATTCATTTTAGGAATTATTTCACATCGTGTTTTTTGTGTTAGAACCACCGTCGATAAATTATTATTCGCATAACATAAAAAATTTATATTTTATTATTACTCATTACTCATTACTCATTTACTCTTTTTCTTACTACTTATTACACCATATAATCGGTTCTCTCGTTGTTTTATATATGTTTCATATTTTCCTTTTAAAGTATTCAAATCTTTAAACCACATCTTCTCAACCGTTGTTCCCACTAAAATAGCCAAAGCTTTCATTTTTTCATCTCTTTTCTTTCTCAAGTCAGTTATATTTTCCTCTATCACACTATCAATCGGCATGTTTCGTAAATATTTATATTCAAAGTCATCATCAATTACATCATATTCCCTACTCTTTAATAATTCTATTACTAAATGTTTCTTTTTCCTTCTTAAATCAATCGTATCATCACACTGTTCTTCTATAAAACGCGCTCTATTCGTTAATAGCTTCATTTCCATATTTAACTGATCCATTAAATATTGCTTTCTTTTTTTATATCCTAAATATCTTATCGGATAGTAGTCATCGATTATCTCACCCGTATTTTGATACTTTTTTATTTGTTGATTCGGATCGAATAAATACATATTTGATGAGGATTTTGTTGTTGTTAATTTCAAAACCTTTTCCAATCTATTCAGACTAAATTCTTGTTGCGAATTAACATATTTAACCACTATGTTTTTATGAAATTTAACCGTTATATCAATCAACGCATCAGTACTCATATCTATCACTTTTTTTATTAATGGTTTCATTTTTTTCCCATTTTTATTTTTATCTTCCATCAAACTTTCCAAATAAATTTTATAAGTATCCGTCCACATACCTATCGGTAATTCAGTTATATGAACCGTTTCATCGTCCATTACCGTATAACATCCTTTAATTAAATACTTATTTTTGTCAATCTGTTGTACCGTTCCTTTAAATCCTGTATAATACGGTAGACCTACATCAGATGCTCCTTTCGTTGGGTTTTTTATTTTATTTTCTATTTCTTGAATCACTTTTAACGGGTGGTATGGCAATCCTTCATAACTAAAACCCGTTCCTATTCCTTTTCCACCATTTATTAATATTGTTGGTACTACAGGTAAATAGTATTCTGGTTCTACACTAGTACCATCATCATCTAAATAATTTAATACTGGACCATCCATTTCAGAATATATCGTACTTGTTAAGTAATTTAATTGTGTAAATATATATCTATCACTCGCAGCATCGTTCCCTCCCTGTAATCTACTTCCAAATTGCCCGTTTGGCTGTAATAAAGCTATATTATTGGAACCTACGAATTCCTGAGCCATCCCAATTATCGCACCCTTTAAACTCATCTCACCATGATGATACGCTGAATGTTCACTAACATATCCGGCTAATTGGGCTACTTTTACTTCAGTTGTTAATTTTCTTTTGAAACATCCGAATAATATTTTCCTTATACTCGTTTTTAATCCATCTACCACATTTGGTATTGACCTTTCACAATCATATTTGGAAAAGTGGATCATTTCACGATCTACAAAATCACTATACGATACCGTGTCATTCTCGAAATTTAATGTTTTCTCTTTATCGAAATCTTGTAACCACAATTTTCTATCGTCGGCACGATGTTTATTAAATACTTTATCAATCGCATCATCACACGTCAGACCTTTGTATTCAAAACACACTATCTTCTTTTCTTGAAAATACTCCTTAAATTCTTTCGCTGTGCTTGTCCCCAATCCCTTGTAATACTTCACCTTCCACCCCTTCCCACCCGTTTCCTTCCATTTGTCATAATCCTGTTGATTATAAAATGAACGACTTTTACTTCCTTTCGTGATTTTAAGGATTGGTGTGTTCATAAATCCTAAGAACGTATCGATCTTTATTAATTCATTCCATTGAGATTGAAACAGATTTACACATAGCCCCTTTATATGAGTCCCGTCCAAATCTTGATCTGTCATAAACAAAATTTTTCCATATCTTAATATTGTATGAACTTCCTCCAGGTCTACATACTTTTTACCTACCTGTAACCCCATTATCTTTTTTATATTCGTTATCTCCACATTATCATTTATTCTTTTTTGCGCTATATCTTTCGTGTTTAACAATTTCCCTTTTAATGGAAATACTCCTATTGTATTCCTATCTTCTTTTGATAATCCAGATACTATTCCCGCCTTTGCTGATAATCCTTCGCAAAGTATTAGTACACATGTCTTTGAATTTTTACCTCCCGCGTAATTCGCATCCACAAAATTTGGTATACCCGTTATTGTTCGCGTTTTCTTACCATCCGTTTTCTTCGCCGCTTTATTCTCTTTTAATTCCGTTAAAGATATAGCAGAATCCATTACCCCTAGTTTTATTATCTTTTCAATAAATTTCGAAGATATTTCACATTTTGAACCGAATTTTGATGATGGCGTTGTCATATACTCCTTCGTTTGACTATCAAATGAAGGATTTTCTATCAAACAATTCAGAAATATCATTAATTGTTCCTTTATTGTTACCGGCTTTACCTTGATTTTCTTCTTCTTTTCTATATACATCCCTACCTTCTTGATTATTTGCCCCATTATATAATCGACATGCTTTCCACCCTTCATCGTATTTATACCATTCACAAACGACACTTGCGTGAACTCATGTAACGGGGATAATGATATTGATATTTCCCACCTTTCATTTATCTTTTCATGCACTCTCTTCGCTTCTTGCTTTGAACCTATATATAAGTCCACGTAATTTTCAAACGTTCGCACCGGTTCCAACATCCCATTAAATTTTACTTTTATCGACCGAGGTGTTATCGCCGCTATATCCATCGTCCTTTTATGAAGTAGTTGATACATATCATCCGTGAGATTTTCTAATTTAAATCTCCCATAATCCGGTAAAAACGATACCTTCGTATATGGCTTCATTTTTGAGCATTTACGAATTACCGGTTGACAAATTTCGCTTAGATTATTCTTAAATTCTTGTACGTACTTTAATTTACGAATATGATCCACCGTTTCTATACTCCCCCATTTCGAATATATAAATATCAATTTTACACCGAAACCATTCTTTCCTCCCCAGAGCTTTTTCTCTGTTTTATCATAATTTGTCGACGTTCTTAGATGACCAAATATCATTTCAGGAATCCATAATTTATTTTCCGGATGCTGTGCTATGTCTATCCCATTCCCATCATTCGTTATTGTTATTACACCCGTCTCCTTATTTACCACTACATCTATTGATGATACCTTTATTACCCCAGCACCTTCTTTCGTCTCCATCCTTCTTCCATGGTCACTCGCATTTACTATCGCTTCATCAAAACACTTAAATAACCCAGGTACCCATTTATATTTGCTGTACTTCATCTTCGGTTCATCCGAGTTTTTAAACCAATTCTCCGCATCATCTTCCTCTATACTTCCTATATAGGTATCCGGTGCGTCCAATATATGTTCTCTCGGGGTTTTACTCTGATATGTTTTCGCTAGATTTGTACTTTCCATATTTAATTAATTATATTTAATTATTATTATTATTATTCAATTAATTTATTACTAATATTTAGCACTTTCATTCTTTTTATCGTCGTGTTTATTATTTAGCATTTAGTTTTTTTCTTTTTAATGTATATAATGGTTAATGGATTTGATATGTTAGTTGGTTCAAGGGCACAAGTCATGCATGGTACTGCATTTAAAACTGGATATGGTAAAAAGGGATTGAAAAAATCACAATTAAAAATGCATCGCGGTAGAGTTGTTTCCGTTAAGGCTAGTAAACGTGCTAAATCTAGTAAAAATCCTTTATCGGTATATTTGAAATTGGCGAAAACTCGTCGTGGTAAAAAATTTGTTCCTATGAAGAAGGGGATGGTTGGTAAATCTGGTAAAAAAAGTAGGGGTACACGCAAACACCGTAAGTAGATAATTTGCAGTTATTAATTATATATAATATCTTATCGTTATATATAATTATGAGTGAAGAGAATGTAGTAAAGGTAGGTGTAAATGTACCAATAGAACAAGGAAAGGATGGGAAATGGGCGGTAGTAAAAGATAGGGCGACGCTTACTGTTGATGGGAAAGAAGCAATAAAGGGGAAACGACTATCCAACGCGAAGATGGTATTGCTCCCAGTAGAGGAAGCAGCGAAAAAGGCAAAGGAAGAAGAGGACAAAGAGGAACAAAGGTTGTTAGCAATAAAAAAGTCAGAAACTGACGCAGCTGAAAAAAAAATGGAATTACAAGTTAAGGACATTACGAAAAAAGAAAGTGAACTAAAAAACATGACTAACAAACTCGAAACACTCCAAAAAGAAAACCAAAGCGACGAAAGAGATAACAAAATCGACGCCGCACGAAATGCTATTCAAGCATTCAAAGAAAATGTTAAAAACGATAAAGAAAGACTAGCATTTGATAGTACAGCGTTGAAGTCAACACAAGCACGAGGAAATATAAGGCATTTGGGAGGTGGGCAGAGGAAAACCAGGAAAAAAGGGAAGAAAAAAACCAAAAATCGTGTTCGCAAATCACGCGCACACAAAAAACGCAAATCACACAAATCAAATAATAAATCAAAACGTCGTAAACATTAAACCGTCCCATCCTTCCAATGCAACGTCGATATTGTACTACCATCGAAATGCTCATCCGGTATATAATCTTGAATAAATTGATTGAAATATTTTCTACTCACCACATAATTATGTTTATTTCCATTATACTGAATATATAACTTATATAGCTGAAACAGCGTAATATTATCATTCGCCGCAAAATAATTTTTGTCAATATTATTTAAAACATGTATTATAGACTCCTTCTTGTCCCACATTTTAACCGTAATATTCATAATGTATTTTTTATCATCAATCTCAATATGTGGGAAAAAATGACCAATCAAATGTCTTAATTTCTTCTCAGTATTAGTATTTTCCTTAATTGAATTATCTTTAAGCCAGATATTATACATATTATGCAATTCATCCATTTCAACTTCGTCATTATTAGTTTCTTCAACCATAGTAGACCAGAATTCATTAAAGTTTTTAACATATATTAACTGATGACTAGTAATGTGTAAAAATTCAGTTTTGTTATCATTAGTAACTAAAACATTACCCAATAATATTTTTAATTGATGTGCGAATAACACATTAGGTATTTTTTTATTTTTAATATATAATTTCCACAAATAAGACATATCATTATTTTTGATACTAAGTTTAGCATCTTTATGTGTATACTCATTAAGAAAGTCGGTTACAACATCAGTTTCAGAAGTATTTTTTAAATATAAAGAATATTTAACCAAACTATCATTTTCGCACTCAGTTAAAAAGTGTTCCGCCGACTTATACCTGGAGGAATAATGACAAGCCACAGCCATAATATTTAATATATTTTTTTTAACATAACCATACCATAAGGTTTTATTAGCGATGTGTTCGGTAAAGCGGATTAACCTGGTAGTATTATAATCATGGTGATAATATTTGCACTTAATTTGATTAGATAATTTAGTAGTATTAAAATAATAATGACAAATATCACCAATAACACCAATAAATTCTTTAGCACCAGCATTTACAAAATAATTTAAATCTCTATTTTTTTTAAAAATAAAATCGCCAATAATAGTTAAAAAATACTTACTTTCATCTTTATTTAAACAAATAATGTTGAATAGATTAGTCAAAACATTTTGAATAGTAGTAGTATCAGGAATAGATTTATCTATACCCCTACCCTTAATTTGCAAAATAATACTATCTTTAATATTATGCTTATATTTAATAAGGTCACTATTATCATTAATACTGTTAATAATATGAATCCATATAACATCTTCATCAATAATATCGTAATTATCATTATCATATTTAACAAATAACTTAATTTTTTTAATGTAATAATATTGTGTATCTTCATTATTTAAAAAATCCATAATATACGTTTCTATTTTTTTTTGTATATTCGAAACATACATATTAGTTGCTTCAAGGTAATACTTTAAATTATTAATAATTAATTCTTCAATCACAGGTTTAATTTGGGACATATTAATATTCTTAATTTGTTCTGTCGAAAAACTTTGTTGAATAGTATCGTGGAAAATAGTAGTAATCATGTCGAGCTTTTGTAACTTATTTTCCATTTGATTAAATACTTAATATGTTTTTAAGTATTTAAATAAATTAATTTAAAGACTAAATATAAACTATGGTATATGACCTCGGTAATAGATGAAGATATAAAAAATTATGCTTTAAAACTCAAAACAGTACAAATAATCCCAATACGTACATTAATGACGGCATTGAAGGATATATTATTAGAAACAAATATAACATTTCAACCGGATGGAATAAGAATAATAAATATGGATAAATCTCATACAATTTTGGCTCATTTATTTTTAGATGCTACAAAATTTGAATATTATCATTGTAAATATCCAAAAATTGTAATAGGCGTTAATATGTTACATTTATTTAAATTAATAAACACTATAGATAACGATGATACTCTAACGATGTATATCGAAGAAGCAGAATATAGCGAAGGCGTAGTAGATTATTTGGGTTTAAAATTTGAAAATGGCGATATAAAACAATGTAAAAATCAAAAATTAAAATTAATAGAACCAGAAGACGAAGAATTGGGATTACCAGATATATCATATTCAAGTGTATTAAATTTACCATCAAGCGATTTTCAAAAGATAATTCGCGATTTGTCAAATATCGCGGGTCGATTAGAAATCGAATCAGTAGGAAACGAATTAATATTTCGATGCAACGGTCCATTCGCAACTTGCGAACTAAGACGCTCAGAAGGAGATGGAACCATGTCTTTTATTCACAAACAAGACGAATCTATGGTCGTCCAAGGAGAATTTTCATTAAAAAATCTCGGTTATTTTATTAAATGTACAGGATTATGCCAAACAATCGAAATTTACCTCGAAAATGATATCCCCTTAATCGTAAAATACGATGTCGCTTCCTTGGGCGAAATAAAATTATGCTTAGCCCCATTACCACCCATTTAATTACACAACCACCATTTTAATATTATCTCCAATACATCACACAATTATATATAATTTTTTATATATAATTTAAGACTTATAATCAGGTTTATGTTTTTTAAATATACAACCATACGAATTTATACCAATTATTGTATTTATATCACCAGCCGTTTGATAATTTGTAGTTTTTAACCATATTTTTACTATACAAAATGCCTTTTTTGGCGAAATTGTTATACCCGTTATATCATTCATTAAACCCTTCACACTACTTGCAGACTCACCCACTATCGTATAAGATAATTGTCTCCAACACTCCGCTATCGATTTACCAACTTTGTAAGAAAAACACCCACCCTCTCTATTTGCCGGGTCCTCCCACGTTGGATTTATACCCTTTCTCATTAGGAATAACATACAATTTTTAATCATTTTATCAGGAATACTTTTACATAAAGATATAATTTCATTTAACCGCTTGATTTCCATAATTTTAATATAACTGTTTAATGACCAATCTGTCACATGTGGTAGATGAGCCCATAGAACCCAAGTACCAGATAATAAAGAAGAATTAGTACTTGATGTATTCATGACTGTAGTTTCCATGAGGGTTATAATTAATACACTTCAATTAGTTTTATATTGTTATTCATAAATATTATTAAACACTCTCCAATAGTTCCCCAGGGTTTGTTTCACATATATACACCTCATAAGTATTATTTGATATATACACCCCCTGCGATTGACCCAGCTCCACCATCTTTACATTACTATCTATTATATAAATCGTATACGGCTTAACCAACAACTTCTCATAATAATGTTTTAAATACCATTTTAAAAATTTAAAACTTAATATTTCATTCCCATCGACATAATATTTATCTAAATGCTCATGGATATCTATCTTTTCATTATTTACATTTAATGTTACATGAATAAACGGTTTGACTATATCTTGATCTTTTAGAATATAATTTAATAACATCGATTCAGTTTTTATCAACCCAATATCCTCACCCTTCAATTCTTTATACCTTGCTTGGACCTCCATCTCTTCATCCAATTGTATATAATATGTTAAACTTTTATTAAAACCATATTCCTTAAAATCCATAAATGTTAACACCCGCGTTTCAATATTATTTTCTTTTATCTCTAATATCACAAATTTTTTATTTACATCTATCACACGTTCTTCACCATTTACATCTAAAATCGTTTTCTTTTCAGATTTAGTTAAATATTTATTTATATCTTGCAACATTTTACAACCCTTATCTTTTAAAAATATACCCCCCTTAGATACATTCCATGTTATACTTATTATATATTCATTCACCCTATGCGAATATATCGCCGTTACCACCAATCCTAACCAACCTATTGACACCATTACCGAAAAATAATATAAAATATTTAAAAACATAATATATATATTATAAATTTTATTTTATATTATTATTTAATTATTTATAAATAACATTTACCTATTCACATTTTATCTCTTTTAAATGATTAAAACGATTTTTATGCTTATATGTCGTTAAATCTTCATTTCCTTCAGATATTTCAGCATATCCCTTGAATTTTAACGCTATATCCCCATAATCATCCTTCGGCATCTTCTTACCATCTATCCCCTTATCTAACGCATCACATAATGTTTGCCTTTCACACGTCTGTTTATTCCCTATATTAAAAAATATACGACACTCCTTTACCCCCGTATTCCACGCACTTTTTATTTTATCCATTACATCACCATTACTACTACTAAACCCACTAGTATCCAACGCATGTGTCATTAAATTATAATGATACTCTTCGCTAAAAGACTCTCGCAAATTATTTTTATCACTCTTAAAAATATTCACATTTTCCCCATCCATTAATGTATCACCTACACTATTTTTAAACTCTTCACCCTGCTCAGGTGTCACATTTAATAACACATTATTTACCGCCGTATTAAAACACACCTTCATTACTTCTTCCGTACTTTTATCCAGACACCCTGTACTCTCCCGGATAAACTTTACTGACGCATCACTTGTATCCCCATCCAGGTTTTCGATTTTTTTCGTAACCAACCTTATTTTAGTGCGAATATTATCTTTCAAAAATTTAAATTTTCGTAACATTAATATACGCTCTTCTCTTTTATACATTATCTCTTTATCTTGCTCAGATAAATCTGGTTCAAATGCATCACCCCCGCCAGATTTACTTTTTGAATTGGATTTTTGTAATGTACCCACCACTTCACCCATATTATTTTGAATATTTTTCTTGATTATTTCTTCACGCGAATCAAATATTTTTTGATTTTTATGATATATATTTAGTTTCCCTGAAGCAGGATCTAATCCAAATATTACCAACAAAATACTAACCGTCACCGTCATCATTATAAAAGGTATGAACACTATTATCCAGGATACAATCGCTAAACCATTCTGACACAAACTATTTAATAATAAAATAAACAATAAGGATATAATTAATTTAAAAAAAGCAGTATTATACAACCCCTTCATCGTATCCACCACTATTTGTGTTATAGAGAAAATTAAATATATTAATGCAGGAGGACACAAATTATCAAACATATATAATATTATTATATTAATTATTTATACTTTGGTTTACAAACTCACCATTCGTATGTTGCCCCACTATTTCACCTACCATTTCTTCGCCATCCCCATCAATTAGCTCCCACACCGTCCCACCTTTATCATCATCCGTACAATACGTAACACCATTAATAACTATATCAAATAATTCTTCATCCTCCTCTTCATCCTCTTCTTCAACTTCCTCCACATCTTCTTCCCCTTCCTCCACATCTTCTTCCTCTTCCACTTCCTCCACATATTCTTCCTCTTCCTCCTCTTCCTCCTCCTCCTCCTCTTCCTCTTCCTCTTCCTCCTCTCCCCCCTCGTCATCTATTTCTACATTATATACTTCATCAGCGAATTCCTTCGGATCATCCTGTAGTTTCACACATTTGACACCATTATCTAATATCTGTTTAATAGTATCATAAGCCCCATCATCTTCCTGATCAGAGTCCTCCGTATCGCCCATTCCATTCGGAATATTAATTTCCAACAATTGTTTATTATCATCGATAATATCAGCGTCACTATCACTATCGCCTGATACCATATCATCATCATTAAATTTAATACGGTCGTTATTGTATAAACTTGAAGAAAGAAGTCGCATTTTTAAAGCCTCTTCCAAATGTTCCGATTTTTCTTCGATTTGTTCTTCGTAAGATGTCCGTTTCTCTTTAATAGCAAGTTGAATCCCACTAGTAACCTTGGATAATTTATCAGTTAATGACACAATTTCTCGTGCCTGTGTTTTAATAATACCATTCAATTTCTCAATTATTTGGTCTTTTTGCGTTATGATAGGTAAATTAAGTAAATAGTTATAATTATCTCTTTCACTATGCTGGTTTTTAACAATAGTAGCTATATGTGTTTTAAGATAGGTTTCCAAATAAGGTGTTAAATTACTAACAATTTTATTACTAGTTTCTTCTACAATATTATCCATTATATAAATAGTAAAAAATCGTTTAATATTGTTTCATATAATATTTAAATAAGTATATGGAAAAAAAACAAATGGAGATAATTAATTTGGTAATGAGGCAAACAAATTATACAAAAGAAGAAGTGGAAATTAAATTAAGCGAATTAAATAATAATTATTTAGCTGTAATAAAAGGATATATATTACAAGATAAAAAACCAGAACCATCTATAAAAAAAGAACAATCAATAAATCAACAAATAATGAAAGAGTTGAGAACCTTTATGGATAATGTAAATGACCAATATGATAAACGAACGCAACAGAAGGAAAGGATGGCATATTACAGACAGGGTAGGAAGGATGTAAGTGGAACTGAAGTATTAGACGAAGATAGTACAATAAAAAAAAATGAATTGGGTAATATAGTACCAAAAAAATTAAACTAAATTAAAATTATGTTGTATACTATTCGCTTTTGTTTTCTTCTTAATGTTGCTTTTTAAGCGATATTTTTGTTTGATAATTTCTTGTTTTTTTTCATCGTTTAATAAATTGGAATAGATGGATGGAATTTCATTATTTTCTTCATACATATCCGGCGATATTTTTAAGATTGGTTTATGAACAACAATTAAAAGTCTATCGTTTGTTAATAATTTGCGGTATTCTTGAATGGTTAAATTGCCATAAAATCTATCAAGTGTATAATAAGGATTGGGAGCAGGTTTAATATTTTTAGTATAATTATAGATATGACCATATAAATTATTTAATAAAGCATATCTTTCCCAAATAGTCGAAGAATCTATGAGTTCTTCTTTTAAAAAGGCACAAGCACATTCAGGACTACAAAAACACCCATAAACACCATATGTTTCATTTTTATAATTTTTAGGGATATAAATAGCGGGATTATCAAAAGTAAAGGTACACCAAAAACATGCGCATTGATTATCATTAAGATTATTTGAATGTAAATCATTTTTCAATTTTCTTATTTTTTCCCAAATGAGTTTATTTTCAATATGGGAATTATTTTTCGGTGTAGGGTCAGTATTTTTGGTTAAATTAAAACAATGGGCTGGATCAATTTCAGGTGGTTTCATATCGGATGGTTCGATAGGAGGAGTATTTTGAATGTTTTGTATTTCATTTAGTTGAAAATCATCATATTCATTATACGATTTGATATTTTCCAAAGTAGGATTATATTTCAAGTTAGAAATACTGACATCATCTATTTGTTTTGTAGAACATTTTAAATGTAAAATGACATTTGGTATGATTTTTTCATTATTAATATTCGTAATATTAACTTTATTAATAATTTTACCACCCTTAGGCTTTCTTCCTCTTTTTTTAGGTGGTGGTTTTTCAACAATCGGTTTAACTTTTGGTTTTCTTCCGCGTTTTTTAGGCTTATCAACTTTTGGAGGCATAGTATATGTTATTATATATGTTGATTTAAATGCTTTTTTTTAATGATTTAAACTATTATATTTTTCATAACATTTTCTACAACCCGAATTATATAAATCAGTATCACCAATCAGTACTTGCTCTGTATTTTTTGTTTTGTCTAGCAATCTAATTGTAAACAACCCTTCGCTATCACAAGAATTACACATCGCCTTTAACTTAATTACATCATCGCAAAAAGGTATAATATCTAATATTTGTCCAAACTTTTCTCGTTTATAATCACCGTCCAAACCACAAACATACACCTTTTTATTTTGAATATTTACAAGGTATTTAACACATTCGACTAAATCCTCAAAAAACTGACCCTCATTTATTAAGAATATTTCATGAGTTTCAATATATTTTTCAATTATAGACATTAATGTTGTTGTAAAAATAGAATCAATACTAACACCATCATGTGTTACCAACTTATTTTTACTATATCGTGTATCAGATGAATGATTAATCACTAAAGGTTTAATCCCCATAACATCATAATTATTATAAACCTTTATTAATTCAGAAGTTTTACCCGCAAACATCGAACCTAATATAACCTTTAAATAACCACCTCCTTTATTCATATAATTATATACGCTAATTTTTTATATTGGTTTATACTATTCAATTGTTATTATTTCAATATATGAATCCCTTACCTTATAATTATAATGACTACTACTACCGATGTACCCTGGGTAGAAAAATATAGACCAATAAATTTCGATAGCATCGTTTTAGAATCAACCAACAAACAATTATTACAAAATATCATACGTAAAAATACATTCCCAAATTTATTACTTTATGGACCACCAGGTACTGGTAAAACTACTACTATCATAAATTTAATTAATAGATACCAAGAAGTAAATAACTATACTCATAAAAAAGGATACACTATACATTTAAATGCTTCGGACGATAGAGGTATTGATATTATTAGAAATCAAATAAAAACATTCGTCAGAACAAATAATTTTTACGGTGAAAAATGTAAATTTGTAATATTAGACGAAGTTGATTATATGACCAAAAACGCACAACAAGCCCTGAAATATTTGATACAAACAAACAATAATAATGTTCGGTTTTGCTTAATTTGTAATTATATTAGTAGAATAGAACCATCCTTAAAAAATGAATTTGTTAGGTTGCGCTTTTGTCAGCTACCAAGAGAAGAAATAATTTTATTTTTAAAAAATATTATTGAAAAAGAAAAAATAACCTGGAGCAAAGAAAATTTAGATAATTTATTAAATTTATTTAAATCTGATATAAGAAGCATGATTAATTATTTACAATCGAATCACCAACTCGTAGACGATGATGTTCACGTTTTAAAATTACAAATAATCGCAACCATTGTTAATGAATATATATTTACCGAAGTTAAACTACCAAAAGTAATAACTTTTATTAACGATATTTCAATTAAATATAATACAGAAATTAAAACAATGATAAAAGAAATTATTTCATATATAATTAATATGAAAACAGAAGAACCAGAAAAAAAAAACAAAATAATAAATATATGCGAATTTATAATCCACAATATAAAAATTTCTCAGAAAAACTTATTGTCATTTTTAATATTCGAAGTTCGCAAAATTAATAATAGTTTCAAATAATCCGCATCATACTTGACCCTGATGATTTAATAAATTATAATATATTGACATCCTACGCCTTAAATTATTAATAAAAATATTAGGAGATTTATTATCGGGATTAAAAGTACTTCGCTGTATTTTATATTCTGAAATTATTTCCTTTATTTTATCTTGGATAATAGTTTCATTTGTTTTCCTAAAACTTAATTTTGATGGCATCATCTTATGTAATAGTCAGAAAAAAATTTAATTGAATTAATGAATATATTTAAAAGCCCGATAAACATATATATATGAACGGTAATATTGACAACGAATGGACCAATTTTATACAAACAGATAAATATCAATCTTTAACTGTTAACGAAGGTGATGAATTGGTGGTAGATACCCCAATTAGCAGCAAATTATATATTTCTACAAAAACTAAAATAGCATATTTAAATCATGAAATCGACTTATTTACGATTTTCTGGAATATTAAAGTTCAACATTATTATACAGCTGAAGAAGGCGTTATAAAAAAACAAATAAAAATCAATTGCTATAATTCAGATGATGTAGTATTAATGGAATCAAATATACAAGGACAGGTAAATAAATATCGGGTAGTGGTAGATATAATACAACAAACGTCAAATGAACATAATAAGAAATTAAAATTTAAAGATATTCGAAAAATTAGCGTTGGCTTATCCCATAAAGATTTAATTTCATATAGGTCGAAAAAGAAAGGTGCGTTTTATAATTGTTTCGTATTGATAATTAGGATAATACATGAAAATAAGTTCAGAGAAATTCATGTAAAGGTCTTTAATACTGGTAAATTGGAAATACCTGGAGTACAAACAGACGATCTACTGGAAAAGGTATTGGCATTTATTTGTAAATTATTGTCTAGTCATACAGGGAAACAGATCGAAGTATTAAAGGATTCAACTGAAACTATACTTATTAATTCAAATTTTACAGCACGATACAATATCGATAGAGGTATATTGTTCAAAAGACTTAAGTTTCATTATTTGTTAAATGTGAGTTATGACCCATGCTCTTACCCAGGCATTCAAAGTAAATTTTATTATAATAATAACAAAGAAACTCAGGATGGTAAATGTGACTGTAATACTTCTTGTTATAAAAAAAAGAAAAATCAACAAAATAGTAACAATAAATGTGTAGAAATATCGTTTATGATATTTAGAACAGGTAGTGTTTTGATTGTTGGTAATTGTAATGAAGATGTCTTAATATGCGTATATAATTATATAAAAACAATCTTAGAAAATGATTATAATCTGATAAATAGTAAAATACCCTTTAAAGAAAAAGAAAAAAAAAAAAAAGAAAAATTAAAACGTATCACAATTTACACAACGAATTAAGCACATAACCATTTTACAAAAAATTTATGCGTTTTGTTTTTTGTATAATGATCAAATTCTAAAGAACATATTTTTTCATTGAGTTGCTGTTTACAAATATCATGTGTATCTATTGTTTTAATATATTCATTGATAATACCTGTAATTTTCACTAACTCGATATTTTTGGTTATCAATACCTTAATTAATTCACATAAATCATTTATTTTATTAATATTACCATTTTTAAAAATTTTTGAATTAACAACTTTGTCAGTAGATTTAATTATGCGTTTAATAGTAGTTTTATATAAGGGAAAGTCCTTAAATAAGTCATTATTTGAATTTACAAAATATACCAATAGATTTATTAATAGTTGATTTGTATTAAAAATAGTGTTTATGATTTTTGTTTCATTATCAGTATATGAAATGTTTTTTTTTACGTGTAAATTGATATCGTTAATTATTTTTTTATACACAAATAAAGTGGCATCCTTCGATGTTAAATATAAATAAATATCACTTCCCGCCATTATCTGTTCAATAAATTCAACATAATAATATATCGACTTTTCAGCATGATACATCGCAACATCCACGTTTTTTGTATATAAAAACACTTGTTGAAAAATATGATTAATAGTATAAATACCTCGACAAATTAAATAATTACTATTATCATTTTCTTTAATTTCCTTTTTCTCATATATAAAAATCATATATTCCCTTAATAATTTACAATAATTTCTGACAACATTTAATGTATTAACATTCGTTAATGCGTCGTTATAAAACTCTAAATTTTGCAAAGATTTAGAAATACTCATTATAGAATAAATATATTAAATTATAATTAATTTAACAAATTAACTATATAAAGATTTAAAAAATACTTAATTATAATATGACCGAAAGTGAAATCCAACAAACCGGAGAAAGTAATTATCGATTACCACATACCATTACCTTGCAACATTGTGCTAAATTATCCGTCGTTGAAGATAAACCTATAATGATGGATTATTGGACACAATCATGTGATAAATCCGCTTTAATCGGCGTTCGTGAAAATGATGAAAAGCTATTGGTTAAAAGCGAAGATGAATATACCAGTCCTATTGTTAAAATTTACAAAGTTGAAACTGAATATATCATTATCACTGAAAATTCTATTTATTTAGTTAGTGCCGAAATCCCATCTAAAAGAATTAGTTCGTAAACGTATTATAGTATATATTTTTATATGATAAACATATATACATAATGGCTGATTGGTTATTGTCAAAAAAAAAAATTTCCATCGAAAGAAACAAACCCGACCTCAATAGAATGTTTGATGCAGGTCTACCTGGTTCTATCGGTAGACCTGTCGGCGTTCAACGTATAGTTAATAGCAAAAGCAGGACAGGTCCTTTACCACCTCCAGAAAAATTTATCGCGGGTCATCTTATTGTTGAACATACAGGACATTCACATGATTACTTTAATAACCAACTAGGGAAAATTTCTATTAAAATAGACGCGAATTTTAAATGGGATGATTCTTTGCATTTTTGGACCTTTACTATTAAAAATTATACTACAAATGAAGTCTATCATTCACAAACTAATATTTCTAATTTTCTACAAGAATTTGCCTTTGATTTTTCTAAAACTCCTTCTAATTCAGAAATTAAATTTACTGATATTATTATAGAAGCAGCTATTTATGTACATTATAATACGTTTACCAGTATCGCGCAATTGAATTCTAATATTATGTCCACTACCATTTATGTATTATCCGACCAATATAAGTTGAACAAACAATTATTTTATAGTAATGTCCTATCCGCATATAATTTCCCTAGTTATGGAAATCTTACCGACCCATTCTACGCTATTTCCCAACCTACCGGTAAAAAAATCAACATTGGTATAATCGATGATGGTATAATTAATCGCCATCGCGACCTTCATAATGTTTATAATTCTATCGATTGGCCTTATATTACTGTTCAATTCCATGGTGGTAAACTTCCTTATGATGAACCCTTCCATTATGAGAGTATTACAAATAATGGTAATATTCAAAACATTAATGCGGGTGGATATACATTAAATTCTAATACTGCACAAAAAGTAATTGAAGCGGTTACTTGGACAAATCAAGATGGGGCATGGTTTAATTCAGCAACTATGTCGAATATAGGTGATAATACAGTAATGCTTTTTGGTGGTGTTGATATTGGACATTATAATTTTCGTAATTTTGAAAATAATCATTTTAATAAAAATTTATGGAAGTTGGATTATATACAAGGTGGTGAAACAACATGGATGCGTTATGATAATAAAGAATTGGCTAATAATTGTATACTACCTGATTCGCTTACTGAAGGTGTGGATTCAGTTTACGTTGATGGGAAATTTCATATTTTCGGTGGAAGTCATTCTCTGTCACATATGATTTTAAATAAATCGTTGGCTTTTACAAATCAATTTTTTCAGTTTAATACTGAGAAAAAAACATGGTTGCAAAAAGACCCTTCTATCGAACCTCCACTTGATATAGAAGAAAAATCTAATGTACCACCTGATACTAGGGCGTATCATAAAAATGTACCATTATTTGATATTTCGATAAATGATGCTAAACATTTCATGTTATTTGGTGGAATCACTTTAAAGGAGGGTGATTTTTACCCTACAGTTGAAGATAATTCTACTTGGATTTTCGATTCTACTAAAAATTCATGGTTGCATTTACCAGTTCATAAAAGTGATCCTGATGGTAGATACTTACATAATATTGCTCCTATTGGTAATAATCGTGTTGTTATGATTGGTGGTTGTGCGCCAACTACGTGTGAATTTAATGAATGTCATTTAAATTCTGAAAACAATCTAATTGATGTATCGGTAACTTATAATAGTTTATCAAATAAAAAAAATTTTTGGATAAAACCGAATGAAAGTCTTAGTAAAAAATCTATGGGAAATGTGGCTACTTGTGGTACAAATGGTACGTTATTGCTTAGTCATTACGATGCGTCTTCTATGAAAATAACTAAACTAACGTTAAAAGATTCTTTGACGATGGACTTAAAAAAAGGCACCCATGTTATTCGCCAAATAAATGATACCATTATGTATTTTACGTATACTAATACTCTGGATGCTTCAGGGTTTAAAACTTTCGGCGATTCAAATCCTGATAAAATAGTAACCATTGAGCTAATATTCGATGCTATTAACGGGAGTAAAGTCATATATGTTGAACAGACGCATGAAATAGTTAAATTTCCGGGGATTTCGAGTGATCCTAGTTCTAATATATTTAATTTATTTGCTGTTTCTGGTGAAATAGTTACTGACCTGGGGCAAATTGATTTTATGGATGATATAAATAAAGATAAAGATGATGGGGTATTAGAATATGCTGGAGGTGATACGGTTGGTTATTATTGGCATGATATTAGTGGTTTTCATGGTTCAAGTCCTCAATCGCATTTTGCACCAATTGAGAGTCATTTAAATAGTATATCTATGTGGCCTACATATCCGGGGAGGGATCATAATAATTCGGTTGCGAAGTTTTATGTAGGGGGTGACGATGATTATCTTCATTATGTTGATATCAGTAATATATCTAAAATTATGGATCCATCTAATACAGAAATCGAAGGTATAGTTAAGGATATTTCGCCATTTAAACAACCGTGTTACCTAGTACAACTGGATTTAAGTCGTTCATTCGTGCGATTTCATGATCAAGTGCATGATTTAAGTACTAATTTAATTGGATATGTAAAATATTCGAGTAATGAAAGTAAACGAGTATATTTGGAAGTGTTTAATGGGGTAGAGCTTAGTGGGAATCAAAATATAAAGATTAAAACGGAAGAGTACTCGATACATATTATTGAGTTTCAACCGGGTGGTCAATTTCAACAGGGGTCTTATAATGCGAGTAATTTCAATTTGGTGAGTGATTATAAATATGGGGGTGATGATAAAACGAGTAAACAAAATAATAAGTATGGGGGTAAGAAAAACTATATTGGTAATGTGTGTACTTTTAAACGTTACTATGGTTTTACAAATTATATAGATAATGCTGTGGTTTCGTATCCTGTAGAGGGGAATGGTAAATATATTTTCTGCACAGGTGCTGGTAAAAGTTTATATAGAAGTGATGATTATGGGGCAACTTGGATACAATTGCTTCATTGGGGGATTGATGGAGGGTGGGGTGATCCGTTGCAAGATCCGCAAGGATTGGGGGGTAAGTATCGTCATGCGGACCAATTTATCCGGTCTATCGATGTGTTCGGCACATATGATTCAAGCGGATTGACCTCCGATACTTCGGATAATTGGTTAAACACCAATATTAATTATTTTAATAATCCTGTGTGGGTTGTCGGTTCACATGGCTTATTGGGACAAGGTGATAATTTCGGAAATGGACCATGGACTTGGATTAATCCTCGCGCACTCGATTGTACCACCATATATTTCACAAAAAGAAATAATGCATGGTCTGGATCCCCAGTTTATGACAACGATTCTACTTCTACTCTTTATAAATCTTCACAAGTTCCCATCTTTAATATCGACGCTATAGAAATTTCTCAAGATGAACAAAATAGCTTACATTTCAATCCACAACAAGTCATCTCCACCGATAATGTTATTATTCGAATTAGAGATTTTAAACTCATATTAGATTCTTCCGGTTTCATTTTACCAAATGTTACAGATAATTCATGGAACATTATGCCTTCTAAAGATGGTATCGCCCTTGGGTTCTGTAACGCAGGTGGTGGTGTTCAACAAAGCGATGGTAATGGATTAGTTAAGTGTGCAGAATATCAACCCTGGTTAGATAGTACCGACTTTTTTACCACACTTTGGTCTCCTAATAAAGATTCTTCATTTATTAACCATTCCTTTTATTTCACCTCCACCGACCAAAACCATATTAATAACCACCAGGAAATTCAAAAAAGAACATTTCCCAACGATTCTCTTGGTGGCGATTTAATGTCCATCGATGATAATGGTATGCCTTTCGATGTCTTCAATTCAGAACATGCAGGGGAAATTTGGACCGTTGGCGGTAACTGGCTTCCTAAAGAACCAGAAGCTTTCGCTATGACCCTCACCTCTCAAGATATTGTTAGAGATGAAGGTAATTTCGCAGACGAAAACGGAGCACAAACTTGGATTTTTCAATATGACCCGTTATTCGCCCATATGTCTTACTGGATGAATATTTCCATCCCCATCGTCAAACAAAAACTCATTTTTAACCAACCATGGTACGATACTAATAATAATGTGAATACCATACATCCATGGGTTGAAACTGGCGGATTGTTAGACGTCATCAATTACGGTTCAAATCCACCCGACTACCATACTAAATATTTAATCCATCAACCTGATACTGGTGCTAGAGGATATATTTATGATTCCAGTCAAAATGGTAACACCAATACCATCCTTATTGAGATGATTAAGGGTTATATCGATATCCAGTCGGAAAATAACAAAGTTTATTTGCGAAATTTTTATATAAGTGATACTTATCCTGATGGTAAATGGGGCGACATTCCATACTTTCTTGACTTTTCGAATAATGAATATAACCCTACCGCAGGACTCGAGGATAGCATTTACCCATTCACCCCTCCAGATACTTCCCTTATCGTTGAAAACCCTACGGGTATCGCACCTTATGCATCCTACTTCGAAAATAACACTTTCACTTATTATAATAATGGTAGAACATTAGATACCAGTTCTAATTATTCAGGTATTTCTGATAATATTGACGTATATCAACAGTCACACCAGGCACTTTTGCAGGATTTATCTACTTTTAGTTGCAAAACTAACTTTTCTAACGGCTCTATGTCTTATCTACAAAATAATACCGCTATGATGTACGGCGGTGTTAAAGCTATCTTTCCAGAACGTGACCCTCAGCGCGTTCAAATTATTAATGACCGCTATTTCTTATTCCATTATCCAAACACCGTTAAAACTTTATCTGGCGAAGATTTAAATATTGATTCCATCGACCAACTTAAATCATTATGGCCCGTTTACTCACAATATGATTTCAATAATGATAATATTAAACAACTTAACCCCGCTACTCACTTAAATATCGCACCTGTTATTAAAGACCTTAGCAATATCAATATTGCTGTTAATGGTTCTACGCTTTCCACTTTAAATGATTCATTATTTCCAACATGGTATATATATAGGTCGGGGACCTTCGAAACATTCATTTTTAATTATAACATCAATAACCATGGACGTTCTTCTACATGGACCACCCTAATGAATAATGATAATCTTATTAATAGAGGTCCTTCTGATGTTTCCACAAATCATTTATACAATTTGACAGAAGACCCTCCGCCTGTTGATTATAGTTCTAATATTTTAAAACCTGGTAATGGTGCTTACCAAAATTGTGGTTATCGGTTCGGACACCAAATGAGTTATTTAACTACTAATAAATCATTATTATGGGGCGGATTATCATATGATATGAGTAAAGAACGAAATGGTTTTATTATCGAACCCGGTTTTCACGAAGGTGGTGTTTACCCCGAACCTTTTAAATATACTCCACCCATTAATTCATATTATTTAAATGTTGCTAATCCTCGTCCATATTACGATTATCTTGTTGATAATTTTGGTGAAAAACACGGTGTATATCTCACAGATCAACGACTGGGTTGGACTACAGATACATGGGTTTTTAATTATAAAGGACATGATGGTAATGGTACTATTACTGATTCTTATTGGGAAAATTTACATATTAATCGCCC